TCGTTGATGATACGGGTGTTGGCGATCAGCGATTCGTTGATCTGCTGGAGGACGATCAGAAACGCGCGGTCTTTTGGATCATTGGCTTGCTCAATAAGAACAAGTATCTTATCTTGTGACACGTCAGCGGCCCTTCTATTATGTAATTCTGTCATTGCCGATACTCCGGCGGTAATTGTGTACCACGTAGCTCGGATTCAAAGCTCAATTTACAGTGATCGTGCTCAAACGGGCTAAACAGCACGTCAACAAATGGCCGCAGCAGCTTTCCAGAGGGTCTTCCCTCACGCTCCATGCGGTATAACGCCGCACTAATAGTTTCATCAGGCATACCCTCACCAAACGTTAGAGTAACCCATAGTAACTGATCGACAGCGACGAGTAAATTAAGAAGTCGTTGTTTAATAACCATGTTTACTTATGCACCCTAAACCCAGCGATATACTCTGACTTGATGTACCTAGTGAGCTCTGATCTGGCTATAATCCCTTGCACCGGACTATTGTCAAAGGGACTATAAACCCGAAGATTCACGCCCATATAATTTGGAAGAGCGGCGGCCCCACCAAGGACCCTGTCATATCCTAGTTGATAAGTCTTTCCTATAGCCCCGTAGTCCGCCATACTAACCTCACCAAGTGCTCGAAGTTTCTAGTAAAATCTGACCCCGATAAGTAGTGAACGCTTCTAAGGTCTTACCTGAGAGAGGACCCGTACCTGTTAATGTGTCATTTGTAACTAGTGGCTTGTTATGGCAAGGGAACCAAAAACCAGGAAAAATTCCACGAACTACATTTATTTCATGTAAGTAGAGAGGGGATATAACCATAGAACCATCCACAGGGTTAGGGTAAGTACCCCCGGAACTTCCTACCCCAAAAACAGTAGCCGCACTATTTGCTTTAGCTGTATCTCCGTGCTTTCCTACCGCAACGCTGCTGCCTGTCTGAGTATACGACCGTGGGCAATAAGAGCTACTATTGGCAGACGAAATGCTGGATATAGCGTTATCCATAACAGAGCTAGTATAATCACCCCCTGATCCACTTATAAAGTTATTGTAAGCGTCATTTACCATGTAGGAGTTAAATGCTCCAAAACAGTATACGCCAACACTGGTATTAGTGACGAGATTGCTTGTAGGATTGATAAGGATGTAAGCAATGTTCTGAGATGCTACGATAGTCCACCATCTAGGAGTAGAATCCGCAGATGTTGATGTTTGCATGACCATCCCCCCAGATACTTGGGTCGAAGTGGGGAACGGGCCTGTCCCCGTGTTTATATCTGTCATGGCTTCATACCCGACCACCTTTGGACTGGTGGCGGTGGTATGGTCTACCCGGTAGTACGCTTGCGACATGTTAGAAGCGTTTTTATATGCAGCTAGGTTAGTACCGGAAAACTCCTTAGTCCACCCAGCTCCTGCCTTAGCCCCGTATCCGTTTACGAGACAAGCATCGAGCAAAGCAATTAGGGACCCCACCGTACCACTTGCAATAGGAGCCCCGGCGTCTGTCGATCTATACACATTAACCGTCATTACGAAAGCTCCATAATGGAAATAGTAACTTCTGAAGACGATACCGCGGAGGCAACGAATTGCAATGCATCTCCTGCTTCCAGCACCAGTTTATTTACTATAAGTTCTTCTGCCACCCCAACGTACATGGGAGCGTTTAATATAAATCTGGTTACTGCGTTGGCGTTACTGCTATCCAACCATTGCGCGGACAGGGTCGTCCCGGATGATGTTGCGACCGTTGCAGCATTGATGCTCAGTATAATGGCCGTAGTAGCCGCTGGACAAATGTAAGCCGTGGAATACGCTGTTGTAACCAGTAACCGTGCATTTTTGAAGGCTGTAGCCATGTCAACTTAATCCTATCACCAAGGCGACGACCTGGGCTTCAGTCACCCCACCGCCTCCCGCGGGCGTACTGCTTACCCAATTTGTGCCGTCACTGGTTAGCACATTTCCAGATGCACCAGAAGATGACAGACCTGTACCACCGTTGGCAACAGCGATGACATCTCCTGCGGGCATTTCTTGCACCGTTCCTGCATAGTTACCCAGTGGTTTTTTTGTCGCCATGATTTAGGCCAGAACGACCACGGCTCCGGGGTTGAACGATAACGTAGTCGCATTGATCGCCGTCCCGACACTCTGCACTACGTTGCCGGAACCAGAGGGCGCGGTTGCAGTGATTCCACCCGCGGTCGTTGCCAAGAAATACTTTGCCCCCGGAGTAAGTCCCGACATCTGCGTGTTGGACTGCGATGTGCGGTACACTGTAGCGTTTGCAGGTGCGGTAACGGCGGCCAGCACAAACCCCACGGCCTCTTTTCCTGCGGTTGTAGCATCGGCTTTTCTGGCGTTTGCAGCACCAGAGTTATTCCAAATGTTCACCAAATTGCCAGCCGCCAGATTCTCGGATGCTGGAATGACATCAGCTTCTGCACCCAAACCCACCGGCATCATGCTGTTATCGAATCTACCTGACGGGTCAAGCGCGGGGATTTTTCCAGCGTCGGCTGCACCCCCCGATGTTTGAACCGCGACAGCTTCAGTCAACACGCCTGCATTGTTTTGGATGTATTTGTTTCCGGCCATGATGTTTCCCCTAGTTCAAAAATATCGGTTCACGTAAACTGATGATCGCCTTCGTAGCACTGACCGGGAAAGCGACGATCAAGCTGAATCCGGTTACGGGCGCAACCTGGGTCAGCATCCCGGATGATGATAGCCAGATTGGCGTATCGAGCGCCCATAACCACGACGGCTCGGTCATTTCTCCGCCAGTCTGGATAGTTGCCGTTGCCCCCATTGACGCCGCCCCAGTGGTTATACCCAGCACCTTGTTGGCGTGGCTGAGCACCGTGTTATCGGCATAGATTGCTTTTCCAGTGTCATCCAGCACCACCATGCGGTGTCCGCCGAGCGCTTCGCCGGCTGGGTATTGCAGCGCGTAGCCTCCAGTGGGGCCGGGTGGACCCACTGGGCCTTGCGCACCGTCAGCAATAATATATACCTGTTCGGGCGACACAACGGAAAGCACTTGTGTTTCTACCGAGAACACGCCTTCGGATACAAGGGTATCAATAACCAGCGTTTCGCTCATAATAACACTATTACCGTAGTTGGATGCAGCGTAACATGTAAATCCTCTCGCCTGTAAGTAATAAACAACTCACGCGGTTGGCGCACCCACCCCGTAGGAATTACACCAGCGACGCCCCAGATCAGTCTGAACGTCCATGCTGCAAAGGTACTGGCTGCAAAACTAGATAACATTGAGAATAACTTTAATTCGGTTGCCTTCGGGTGTAACTGATATAGTAACACGATCCATCGAATCATTCACGGCTCTAAATACCTCGGTTCCTGTACCTGCACCAGAGACTTTTCCAACGAGCACTGCTGCTATCAAACGCAGGAGCTGCCGCGCCGTGAAAGTTCCTTCCACTTGATCGCCCCATACCGCTGTGGCAATATCCGAAGGTGTTGCTCCACTAGCACCAATACTGGTCACCGCGTATGCAGCAGATTGCGTGCGTTCAATGTACGCGCCAGAGACTGGATTTATCATGCAGTCCAGGTTGCCGCCGCGTATAACCCAATTACCCGCCGGAAATTGAAGCGTCCATCCATTGACAAAAGCAATAGCGGGGAATACCGCCCCGCCACCCAGGCTGACTTCTTTATACGTATGGATGGCGGGGTAGATTATAGCATCCGCCCCAACCTCAATATCGCGCAACGCGAGGTGAAACGCCACCATATCTGTAATGGAGGCGTCCGAATGCACTATCCGGCTCGCAAAGTCTACCGTGAGAGACATTTTGTGCCTTAAACGTCAGCGTTTCGGATAGCGTTAACCGAGCCGCCAGTGACAGTTACCGGGAATGTAGTCTCGAAAGGTACGATAGGCGATGCCCCGCCGTTACGGACACGAACGCGCGCCGTAAAGTCGGCCACATAGTTAAATGTCCCGCTCGATTCCGATGTTTGCGAGGTCTGTTTGTCAATATATGGGAACCATACCGCTGCCGCAGAGTATCCACCAGTCGGGATCGCAGGCGACAATCCGGATACAGTTGTACCCGAGATTCCGGTGTAGGTATGCGGGTTATTCGCAATGCGAATATACCCTGCGCCAGTAGCGACATCACCCGCAGGCGCGCCGGATAGCGTTAGCGTGGTGCTTGCTGCGCTTCCAGTGCCAGTAATGCCAGTGGTTGTGTTGAACCCGCCGGAGCCATTGTCTTTACCTATGAGGATATAGTCAGTAGCCATCAAATTACCGGCGGACACGGCGATAACGTTTGGCGGGACAACCGTTGTTCCATCATCGCTTACCAGTTGGTACGCCTGTAAATCCGCGCTATGCAGGCTGTTTAAGTCTATCCACCAACCTTGAGCAACGAAAAACTTGCCACCGGATATCTTGCCAAATGGTGCTTCTTGGATATCGTTATATGCTGCATCCAGTTTCCGGTATTGCCACCCAGCTATACCATTCAGCGTGGCCGTGCTGTTTTCATGGCAAGCCCACTGCAAAGCCTGATACACCTCCGTTAGCCGAAGTGCTCCAGTCCAAGAAATCGTTCCTTTATATTGCTTGGTAACACTTCCAAGAGTCTTAGTGACCGTGCCGAATGTTAGCGTAACAACACCCGATGGTGTTGTAGAAGTGACAGTATTTGCGCCACCGGTGTAATTTCCGACGGCCCTGGAAATATTGCCGTCAGCCGACACAGATAATGCCGCCACCTGTTCGGAACCGGCGGAACAGTCCACGTCGAAGTGGCTGAATGCATAACCCCACTCTCTGGAAAGTACGGTAACAATTCCTGAGTTGATTAGATTGCCTGCTGTCTTAACCTTGAACAATGCCCTAATCGGCCCGGCAGGCCACCACTTGGTGCCAGAATTATACTTTGCGCCATTCTGCACAACGTAGTGACTACGGCCTGTCAAACCAGAGCCGATGGTATTGATGCCGGTATATAGCTCCGCCCCACTTCCTTGCTCAATGGAACCAAAGTTAAAGCGTTGACTCGTTAAGGAGTCAATGTTGACGCCGTTCAGAAGCGTCAGCGCAGACGGCCTGAGAGCGTTACGCTTACCGGCAAGCTCCGATGGCACAGCGCCAAGGATAGAGACGTTATCGTCTGCAGTTACGTTCGGATTATCTGCGAGGTCTTGCAACCACGCATGTAGATCAAGCACCGAATAAACGGACGTTCCTGCTACACTGCGCAAGTCCCCGTTTGTCGCTATACTAAAATCTGTTGCGGTTATAGACACAGTGTCTTCTCCTAATCAAGCTGTTGGTCGATATACAAGCTGGCCGATCCTACGATGGCCATCTGACGTGTTTCATATGGTTTATAGTATGGTGCTGTTGTTCCTTGTCGCACTTTAATCCGTAGATCATTCTTCGGATCGCCGGATTGATACACCCCTAAATTTATGAGCTGCGTCGTGCTTGCTGCTACTCCAAAGAATAGTTGCTGTCCAGTGCTGTAAGCCTCAACGGATATTGCGGAACCCACTACCAGATTGGTTAGTGTCAACGCAAAGTTGCCAATAGAGTCTGTAGGAAGACGCCCGTTTGAGACAGCCACCCCTCCGCCAACGGTAAATGGCCCCCTGGTGCTTGGAACTGATAGCGCGTTCGCGTAGCTAAAGTTCATTGGGGCGAATACAGCATTAGGCATTATGCAATGCTCGTGTCAGGGTCGATAAACAGCACTTGCTGCACGTTTGCTACTGATGTCCCAATGTGCACCTGAGCGATGATCTCGCACCCAGAAGCCATGTCATGTCCCGCTGGAGTGCTTAGCACGAATTTATACCTGTCAAAATTGATCGTACCGCCAGATATCCACGTTGCTTTTGTCCCATTCCACGTTGACCATCCAGTATTCGTCGATGGCGTTAATGCTGTGGCAGGGGAAATCTGGCGAGTCGTTAAGTACACGGCCCGTCCATTGGTATCGGTATATGTCAACTCTGCCCAAAGATTGCTGGTATCAATCCCAGACAATGTGTCGTTTAGCAGATATTCCAGAGTAATTGTTCTTGCCCCATTCGCGAGCGAATTGATTTTCGATATACGTGGGCTAGAGTGCGGTCTACCTGTTGATGTTTGGCCTGGAATTGTGCTGGCAAGGAATTTAATGCTCCAAGGAGTCACCCCGTCAAGCAGCGTAGCACTAAGCGTTGGAAAGCCCAGCCCAGAAATCCAATCGCTCTTGCCGCGCAAGGTATTTATTTGGAAATCTCTGGTTGTAGCGCTAGAAAATATTGATATCGTTCGGTGCAAGGTATAGTAAGAGCCGTTTGCATACATTGATGCGATTGGATCAAATGCAAAAGCATTACCAAGATCAGCATTGATAATCAAGACGTTACCGTTACTTATACCATTGGAGCTTATTACTGATTTAGAGCCTACAAGGCAGTTGATAGCCTTAATCCCATTGATGACTAGATCATTGGCTGCATTAACACAATTTATCAGTCCTGCGTGTGGCGCGGTTGCCCCAGAATTGTCAAATACAAGGTTGCGGATCGTTGCTGAGCAGTAAGCGTACCCCAAGCTATATATGCTACTAGACGTATTGCTGAATGACATAAAAATGTCTTCATACATAACACTAGCGCCTGCATCGGCTGTGCCGGAAACGGTTAATTGTGCATAAATGCCAGTGTTACTCTGGTAATCGTTATAGAAACCTACCCCTTTCGCGTAACAATTATTCGAGAAAATCCATCCAAAATATGCACTATTCGTAATAGCGGGGTTTGTGTTATGAAATTGTAAATTAGGTAACCCCGTTGAATTTACTTTCCCAACAACTCTCGTTGCTTTGTGGTTAGCCAGGGAAAGTAAGTTGGCTAGGCTAACATCGGAAGTCCAATTAACTCTAAACACCGGATCGGGCGCGTCAGCGTTCCAAGCTGGGACATTAGTCCCATCATCAAAAATGATATTTGTCGGGAGCGCTGCCGTACTAAAAGTTGTCGGAGGACTCAAAGAGTAACCCGCGTTGTAGCAATACAGAATCTTATTTGAGCGCACATAAACGCTGTCTCCTGGAGATACCGCCCCAAGAAAAGGTTGCGTCGCTCCAAATAACCCGTAGTTTGCAACAGCGATGGCGCTAGGCCACATGACATAAGTATTGAACAGCCATCCCCACGCGCCAGACGCCCCACCGGCAAACTGTACTACAGTAGGGGCAGTGCTCCATCCTGACGAAGAGATCGCCATATAACTGTTGTTTGCATAATTTGAGTTGATACTCCCCTGACGGGTCATGATATTGACGACTGATCCGCTTGCGGATGCAAATATAATGTTGCGCAATTGCGTGAGCGTTGCCGAGACATTCGCACCAACCGCACCAGTTGCAGCATTGAGCGCGGTCGCAATATTCGTCGCTTGGGTATTAACGTCTGAGCCTACGTTAAACTGCGTAGATGTGGCGCTGGAAGAAACCGCAGTGAGCGTTACCCCTGCAATAGTTATGGTATTCCCTGCGGCGGCTACAGCGTTTATGGTCAACGAAGCCAGTGCAGGGGTTGCTTGCCCAGTAGCAAGGCCGTCCCCATCTTGAGCAACACCCCAAGCAGGCATTGCTATACTCGGATTGCCATTCGTGCTTGTTAGTGTCGTGCTCGATAAGGTAAACGAGTTATTGAGCGTATAGGTTCCCGTGCCGCCCAATCCCGTGCCAAGCGCCTTGATGAAAGTACCGTCTGGCACGCCAACACCCGTTAAAACCGAACCAATACCGATAACACCTGATGCCACCGCGGACACAGTTAAGGTAGTGCTAGAAACAGAACCAGTAAAGGATGCATTAGTGGCATACAGATAATGGTCGAGATACTTGTTAGCCATTTATGATCGTCTCCATTTCTGTCTTGGTTATGAGTCCAAGAGCCACATACAACGCCAGAATCTGAGAAATAGACGCATCATCCAGGTTAATTTCTGACGCCGCCTTGAAGTCCTCCAGCCCCGATCTTATATCGCGCTTCTGATCCGCCGTCAGTAGTGCGCTCGACTCAAACGTAGCATTGAATTCATCCACATAAGGGCGTGCGGCATCAGGGAATAGCCGTCTGAACTCAAGTTTCGATAATATACGTCTCCCGCCGTATACGGGCTGGGGCATTTGCGCTACTGGCGCGTTGGTAACTTCGGTGTAATCAAACGACGAGAATGGGAACAAGTCCAACTCAGTAAGGGCTTGAGCCTCAAAGCGATATTCCTCTTTCCCGGATGCTTTATTTGTGACCGAGAATATGGGCATTATTCAAACCCCTTGTTATAAGCCACACTGGTATCTCCATATCCATTGCCACATCATCCACGCCAGCTCGGTATGTTTGTCTTGATACGTGCAGCACGCGCAATCTGCTAGCTGCGTATTCAGGTCATGCTGGGTGGCAAACCGGATGAATCCTTGTTGCATGATACCCAGCTCACCGCGTAACTTCCGGCTCCAGCGTAATTTTTCCGCCCATGATTTCGGTTACAACACCATCGAGGGACACCATTTCCAGGGAATATACGGCTGTTTTGAACGTTAGAAGCGCTGTCTGGTCAGCGGATATCGTAATGGTGATGGTTTTAGCGGTATTATCCAGCACGAGACCCGCAGCAGGACTTGAGGTGAGGCTAAGTATGCTTACTGTATCAGCGATCTTACCCTTGATCTGCATGCGAGCCGTGTAGCCCGCGAGGTCGATGGGCTGATTGTATGCTACTACCCCGCCGGAGGTATACGCTCCATAACCGAGCGAGTTCACGTCGTTCAGCGTAATGGTGTTTTGATCGACGACCGTAGCTTTATGATAATCCGACGCTTTGGGGGGAGTGTTGAGCGCATTAAGCTGTTTCATCCCTTGTACGGACTGAATATTCACGCGCCACCCATCAGGGACATTATGTGCCGCAGATGTAATGCTCACCGGAGCTGAGTTGGCTATCGCTGTAATCGGCTTATACACCACCGTGGGGGATTCCCACCGTAGCACGCGGCTGAATGTAGTACCCTGCTTTATAGTGAAATCAGTTGACACGGGCGGCCCCTGTTATTTTCGCACCTTATACCCTACATATTACCACAAATCAAGTCCATCCAAACGCGACTGCTCGCTTTACCTCGCGCCGAGCTGACGCTTTCAAGGCTGCGCCGAACACGGAGTCTACGTGCAATACGCTGTACTGACATGCGTCAGCGATATGGCTGTACTGGTTTTTATCCGGCTTATCCTCCATCTCCCCATTAGTCTTGGCGCGGTACCTATACCCCCCGCGCAACGCACGTATGAGCTCAGTGGCCCCTGGGTCGATCAACCAAGCAGCTTCTCCGTCTATCTGGCGTGACAGAAGATTCTCCACCGCAGCGATTCGCGCAGTAACGGAGTTCGTCTTGGCCGCTATCGCTGTGAATCCCTCGCTCTTGAGGATATCAAACGCGCTGCGCTCGTCGGTCTGCGCGCGCTGTACTCCCGCAGGGTCCCCGATTACAATCACAGGGTGGCCGGGAAACTCATTATTTAGCATGGGTTTCAATTTTTCACGGCAGAACCTCAAAATACCCATGCCCTCGGACACCAGCGAACGATACGTGAGAAACCGTCCCCGTGCATCTTGCTGATTGATGGTACACGCCGGGGTCAACCCGAAGTCTACTCCGATAATCAACGGGTGGTTCGTGCTTATAATCGGCTTCAAGGGTGCCTTGGCTACGTGGTAGTCTTGGTCGAACGAGCGAAACACGGGCAAACCCGACAGAGACCTACCGAAACGCCCGTGCACGTTGGTCTCGATCCAATCCTCGCTCTTGCCAAGCATCAAGTTTTCATAATACCCATCGGGCAAAAACTTTTTCCAGTCTGCTTCGTCCGACAACCCGCTGGGCTGGAAAAATACTGCTGCGTTCTCCGGAGGATTGCTGAGATATTTCTCCCACCACGAATCCATATCCGGCGGGTTCGACGCGGCCCACACCTTGTGTATCTGCTTCCCCGCGTCGTCGCAGCATCCGACGCCGTTCATCGTCTTGTCAGGGTATCTACCCAAGCGACCCGTCAGTGCATTGAAAATATCAGGGTGAATCTCCCTGAACTCGTCGATGACACCGAATGACAACTGCGTACTCAGGAGCCGTCTCGCTGCCGCCGGGTCGTCAAGCCCCCGGAACAAAACCTCTAGCTCCACATCGTTAAACTTGAGTACGATACGCTTGCCGGTTTTCATATACTCACCAGCTTCACCGAGCAACTTCATGAAGTCTGGGATCGTACTATCGTCCAGCATCTGCGAGGTGTTGCGGATAATGGCCGCTCTCGACCTGCGTATCCCATCACGGCACGGAGCTATGCGTTGTGCTTCGTATACCAGTTTCATCAAAGAGGCCGTCGTCTTGGAGCTACCGACAGGGCCCACGATGAGATTGACGAACTTGTCGCTCAGGAAATAAGGAACTACCGATGGCGTCGGGTTATATTCCAGTCCGCTCATCAGTAGTATTCGTACTCAGGGTCAACTTCTACCTCGGCGGTGTCCGCCACGCGGGTAGAAACCGAATCCAATGTCATGGTTGACGCGGGCGTGGCGCCCATCTGGGGGATATTGATCGTGATACTGAACCCGCTACCGGGGGCTGCCTGCTGTCCTGCAGGGGCTGGTTCACGCCCCGCGAACTTTGCCATCGTCTTGAACGCATCCAGCACGACCGGCGTCGGAGTATCCCCGCGTTTTATCCTGTCCCGGATAATCATCATGGCCTCTTCAGCTACCAGGCCGCTGCGTATTTTGAACGATACCCCTGTTTTGTCCAGTTCCGCTTCCTGCTCGCGCACCGCCTTCTGGAATGCAGGTTCTTTCTCCAGGTACGCGGCGTATTCAGGCGGGTATTCGTACTTCGCGCACAGTTCGTCGAGCGTGTATACCCCTACGGCTGCGTCAAAAATGAACAGGGCAGGTATATCGGCTATGGCTGGTAATTGGGTAGTCATTGGGTAACGCTATCAGGCGGGGGGATTTGTGTCAAGTGGGTAGTGTATTGGGGGTTACAGGTGTGGTTTTTGTGGGGGAAATTTTGAGGGGTGTATGGTGGCTTACAGGAGTGGAAATTTGGGGGATGCTGTGAGTGAGATAGGTAAAATCGGCCCTCCCCCCTGGGGCGGGGTTGGTCCCATACCCTGGGGTTGACGCCTTTTGACCCATAAAAAATCACAGCATAGCGAAGCTGGTTGACGCCGCGCCCTTGACGTAGTACCTGATCTTTCAAAATCTGGCGCGTCAAGGAGACTGCATGTCCGCAGTTTACGTAAGCCCACGCCCCCGCAATCGGGCGCGGCAGAAGTGAGCACCGGCAGCTGGGAAGCGCTTGAAACATCATAGGCGTTATTGGTTGTCGGGTTAGCAAGCGGTCAACAAAACGGACAAGGCAGCAGGACGCGCAATTTTGCAGGGCGTCGAATCCCTGTTAAAGTTTGACTGGCAATGACGCCGGTCATCGTGAAATTCGACCGCGCAAGTCCCCCGCATCGCCAGGCACACCTGGAGCGCGCAAATAGGCGGGGCGCCGTAAAGGTTTTTCCGGATAGTCCAATGCCGGCGCATTACATGCAGTTTTGCATGGTGTGCGAAACAATCAAGGCGAAATTTGAGGGAACAAGGATTAGCCTAGGCTATCTAAATATGCCGTCGTATTGTCTGGCGTATTTGTTACTTAGGGCATTGTGTGGTTGTCGCCATCGTTAACTAAATGACTCCGACCGGAACAGACCGGAATCTTTAATGCGCTTTGCATAAGGCGCATTAAACGGTATTGCCAATTGTCCGCGAATAATTGGCTACTGAAATTTTGAGAGGCTACGGATTTTTTCGTAGCCTCTTTTTTGTTTAGTTAATTACTTGGGAGAACAAGCCATGATTTTGAATCTGACATCCCGCAAGGCCACGCCTGAACAAGTTAAAGCGGGAGTGGTTGACATGCCCGCTGCTGACCATAGCACGATTCGCGCCCTGCTGTCCTTCGATAAAACCCCGTCGCCAGCGGAAATCGATTCCCGCGCGGCGGTTACTGCCTTCATCGCCTTATATGTAATTAACCACGGCTTTGAAGGTGAAAAACCTTCCCAAGTGCTGATTGATGGGCCTTCTTGGCTTATCCCCGCGTTGATTAGGGACCTGAAGCGCGGGGGGATGGAACCAGTCTTTGCTTTCTCCACCCAAAAAAAGGGGAAGAAGGCAAAACGTGCAGGGTTTATCCCTGCCGTGTAACGTGATCTCACAGGCGAATATTCGCCTGTGATTCTTTGTTTAGTTAATTACTTGGGAGAAAAATCATGAAATCGTTTAATCAATTGCTGGCCGCTATTAAAAAATCTGATGAGGCATTGCAGGAAGCAGTACAGGAAGCTGTAGCATACGTGCTGATCCAGTATCACAGGAATGGCCGGGTGGTGGATGGCGCGCGGGTGAATCTTAAAGCGCAATTGGTTGAGGCCGCGCCGGCTTGGCTTGGGGAGAAGCTGAAAAAGCTGCCGATGAATACGGGAAAACGCGACCTCTCCATGACTGAAGCCCGTGCCGAGAACATGGCACAGGCAATGACGGCGGCAGTATTCGCGGCACAAGCTGAAGTTCGGAGAATCCAGAAGGAACAACGAGCGGCAAGGAAGGCCGCCGCAAAACCCGCGCCTGTTGCGGAGTCCGCGCCGGTGGCTGAACCCGTGGAATCCGAACCAGAAGTTATCGAAGGCGAATATGTAACGGCTAATCCGGTACTGTACGGACTCGTCGTGAAGGGTGAACTGATTGAAACCAGCGAAGAGGAAGCGCTGGCCTTGGCGCAATACCTCACAGAAATGCGTATAGCGGCCTTTCAGCCTCTTCGCATCGCGGCATAATAGGGTGGCAAGGGGTGAGGCGCGCCGATGCGTTCTTGCCCTGTTTTAATTGATTCTAGGGGCTATGGATAACCATAGCCCCTTTGTTTTTTGGAGAAGGAAATGGAAACATGGATTCTCATAGCGGCACGCTACGAAACAGAAGGCAAGATCAATGCCACGTATGAAAGCAGCATAGATGGCCAAAGATGCAATCTTTGGTATCCCACCGGCTATCCAGTGCCAGGGGAGGTTCAGCACCTCGCCGACCAGGACGCATACTACCGCGCCAGGCAAGGATAGCGCGGCGCTACGTCGGCCTTTCGCATTTCATGAGCTAACATCCATCGGATGTTAGCTCACTCTGTTAGCTACTCACAAGCAAAATCAAGGACTTGCGCGCGTAGCGAGCTAACACCTACAGGTAATTATCCAATTATCCGGGGTTTTAGAAAACGAGCTAACAGGCTGGAAGCCCTATAAACACTAGCCGGAGTGGACTTGTTAGCCCCTATTTATACAATTAGAAATACGTATATATATAAAACCCCGTGTAGCGGTAAAAATCTACGAGCTAACGAGTTAACACACCGTAGAAAAAGTTACTTCAAATTTGCGTTTGTTCTCGCGGATAATTGGATAATTGGATAATTATTGAAAAATCAAGCACTTAAAAAATGCCCCATTTTCTAATTAGGGGCTAACATTTGGATAATTGCTAACAAAACCTGCCAAGGTAGCTCACCCCGCGCCTACAAACCACCCCCGAGGTAGCATCATGCACACCTATATTGTGTCTAACAAAACCGAACAGTTAACCGTTTTCGCCTCGCATTCTGTCGAGGCCCTCATTCTTGCGGTAGACTTTCTAGGTCTGTCTAACGGCAGACTGAAGATAGTTTGCATCGCATGAACTAACTAACGCCGCGAGGCGCACCGTGTAGTATTGACTCACAATTTAATTTAACCAAGGAGAATTACCATGAAGATCACCGTCGTTATTGAAAACCCCACCGTAGACTTCTTTGCCGTGCTCGCAGGCATGGGACAGTCCGCCCCGGAAAAATCCGCGCCAGCACTGGTCACCGAACAAGTCGCCTCAGCGCCTGAACAGGACGAACCATATGCACGCATCACCTCCGAGGACTTCTGCGGAGTGGAAGTAGGTGACTACGTCCATTGGCGTGGTGCCAAGTTTGAGTTCAAAGGCGTAGTTGAGCGCCTCAACCGCGACGCCACGGGTGACGAGAAGGCAGTGTTTGTCCGTCGTGACGATACGCGCAAGCTCGTATCATTGACAGCGAACGACCTGGACAACCACGTGCTCGCGCTCCTGCCCTAATTCATTACGGGTCTTGGCGGGGCGCTCATAACGCCCCGCCTTTTATTTAGGAGTCAGTATGCCTAAACTGACAGTAGATGATATCGTCCCTGGCGAGCTATATGTATTTACAGACCCGGCTTTCCCTTCCTGGGTAGGGCTAGTTGCCCGAGCTACTCACCGTAGCGGACATTCGAATACACACTACATGTTCGAATTCATCGAACTCATCGAGCAAGCCGATGGAACCCATAGCTTAGGAAATAAAATAGGGGCGCAACTCCCCATGAACGTAAAATACTTCGAACGATACCCGCGCGTACAGAGCGCATCCGATCAATTATTTAGTTAGGAGCTTAACTAAAATGAGCAAAAACAAAGTAACGAATCTTGAACAATACAACGAATGGCTGGACAGCTTCTGGACATTCCCCACAACCTGCGGTATACGCCCTGCGTATGAGAAAACAATTAAATACTATGAACTCGCAGGCAACGCTGGGCCTAACGAAGAAAACTTCTGGATTTGGCGTGAACTCATTCGTAGTTCGGACAACGCCAAACTGAAAACACTCATACACACCTACACGCCGGTAGTATTCGCATCGGAGCCGTGGGTAGACCCGCTCCATTTCGTCCACGTAAGCGACGACGATAACAGTATGATCGCGTACACGCCAAACCCTGAAAAGGGGCGACAGGACGTACAAATCCGCATGAAGGTAGGGAAGTACCTGCAGAAATACTACGCCGAGCACCTCGACAACGAGGCAATCAAACAGTGGGTAGACCGGCACCGCGAGAAGTGCGAAGAGGGTCTGGTACTCTGGGCCTCTACCGAAGACGAAATCGAAGAAGTATACCGCAACGGCCCGCAGAGCTGCATGGACGGTAGAGCGGATCAAATGCGGTATTGGGAAGTAAACACCGGAGGCGTTCACCCGGTTCGTGCGTATGCAGGGCCGGACACTGTCGTGGCGTACACACGGCGGGATGGACGAATCAACGCCCGAACTGTCTGCCATATCGGAGTAACACCCCCCAGGTACACCCGTGTGTACGGAGATTCAATGCTCGCCGCCCGGCTCAGGGAAATGGGCTTCGTAGATGAATACAGCCGAGGAAGTGAGGCGCTAGGGCTTGATGGTGCTCGGTTACTGAAATTGCCGGCGCCGGGAAAACCGGATTTCTACATCCTGCCGTACCTCGATACTCCTGTGCAAACGGTGAAGATCGACGGTGACTATATCCGTATAGCGAAAAGTGGGGATAGCGCTGCAGCTACCCGTGAAGGTAGGGTGTATATCGAAAACCCTGCTGGGCATGAACCCTGTGTTTGCTGCGGAGATATGTTTAGCCCACGCAAGCTCACACCTGTGCATGAAGGAGGAAAAGTTTGCGCGAGCTGTAGGGACACGCATTACACGGCGACACGTATTAGTGACTCAATAGATATGTATGCCAGGCGAGAAAACACCATAGTCATCGACGGGGTTCGATACCTTAATACTGTAGATAAAGAAGCTCTCGGGTTAGTACAACTCCGGGGTGGAGTATGGACACATAGAAACAACGCACTGCCGCACCACAAGGAAGGATTTATCCGGAACGCAGGCGGGGCGTTCTGCTGCGGAATCAAAGACGGTGTACGGGTCTTCGCAATGCCGGATGAAATCCGAACCAATACCTGGCGCGTAGGCGGGGACGCATATTCCAAGGCGCTGTACCATCCGCACTGCGTGCCGACCAAGATGGAAACGCAAACACTGATGGCGTTTCTGCAGGACGTGGTGAAATCCAAGCACCGGGCGGGTACTACACGTATTGATACGTGGTCCACTGTTTACTATCTACTCAATCTGTCGAACAGCAAGTTAGCGGAAGCACTGCGTGCGAAGTTCGATCCGGTCTGGGATATTCGCAACATGCTGGATAACGAATAAAGGAGACCGACATGCCTGAATTTAGAGTAGGCGACAGGGTGCGCGTCTCCCTTGACGAGCGGAGATGTGTATACGGCGACTATGTGGACGGAGATGAAGGGATAGTCATGCCATCCCTTCACCGCGACGAAACTGAGTATCCCGGAGCGTTGCGAATAAATTTCGATACTAGAAACCGTGTCAACTATATAGTAGATAAAAACGAGCTGAAAAATCTCACACGCCGAAATCCTGCAGACGCGCTGTTTACTTAGAGGAATCATCATGGACAGACTTATTAAAATCTTGAGCCATCGGCGCCCGGCGGGGTCAACATCAGAGGCATTTGTTATCAAGGAAGTAATCACGGACAAGTATCCGCATACCTTGATGAATGGTAACGTAGTGATTAAGGTCGGGGAATCCACTACGCTGTTCTCATGCCACACCGACACGGTGCATTCTAAGCCTGGAGTTCAGCGCCTTGTATACGACGAAAACTTCGAGAGCATACACTTGGACAACGCACCACTGGTCAAGCCGCTAGTTTATTCGCACGATCGGCTGGCGGTGTTTGGAACCTACGACCGCGACTGCCTGGGGGCTGACGATGGGGCGGGGATGTACCTGCTTCTTGAGATGATCGACGCCAATGTACCGGGGACCTACGTGTTCCATCACAGCGAAGAAATAGGGGGGCTTGGTAGTCGTTCACTGTCGTTCAACACCGAGTTCCTGGGACAGTTCAAACGCGCTGTGGCATTCGACCGCAAGGGTACAGGCGATATCATCGACTTCCAGCGCGGCGGAAGATGCTGCTCAGATATCTTTGTCAAGGCCCTGTCAGCACAACTCAAGGAACAGGGGCTGACGTATGCAGCAGCAACGGGCAGCTTCACCGACACGGCGAATTACCGGGATACTATTCCCGAATGTACGAACCTGAGCTGCGGATACTACAACGAGCATGGGCCGAGCGAATGGCTGGATGTAGCCCACTTGCATGCGCTACGTGACGCCGTAGTCAAGATTGACTGGGAGAGTTTACCCTCAGTACGTGACCCGAAGGAAATTTATATCCCGCCTGTTTACACAGGGTACGACTGGGGCACCAAGCGCACGAAAACCAAGCCGCTGACCATAGAGCGTTTGCGCAACATGAGTTTGTCGCAGCTCGAAAGCGCCTGTATGTGGGACGGCGACGAAGTGGCCGCTGTAATACATGCGCACTTCCATCCGAAGAAGGGGTTAAAAAATGCTAACAAATAAAGACATTGAAGAAGTGCATAGCAGGCTCATTCGCATCGAGTCGAAGTTGTCACGGTTCATGGAAGTATCAGGGTTTGGCGTCAACGGTGAACGTCTTGATCGACAATACTGCATCGTAGCAGGTGACACACCTGCTGTAATCTACGGCCCGTTCACCAATAAAAAAGAAGCAAAAGATTGGGGTCGTGCAGCGCTCGATGACTCGCTCTGGTATGTAGTTCCGCTTACGCTGGAGGTGTGACATGCTTAAGTTTGACGATATCCAAGAGGGAGACACCCTCCGGTTCACGAAAAGCGACGAAACTTCTCCTGGGTTCTACGGGGTCATATTCAAAGTGTTGAAAAAATATATGCTCAGTGGAGCACGTCCGCGTATCGACATAGAGCTAATAACACCAACAAAATACAGTACCCTTGAAGCGGGCGCTCAGATAATCGGCGTAGCTTTTAGCGAAACTCGCTTCGAACGTGTGCATGCGAACCCTTCGTACTTGCTCTTTTCCTAGGAGGATGTAATGAATTACTCTCAGGCAAGAAACTTACTCGACACGGCGCGTAACCGCGCTAACGGTAAACCGCTAGAAAACAATACCCGTATTTTTGACAGGGGTGATTACCTGGCGATCCAGTTGTATCGTACTGACATTATTAGATTCTATCCCGACGGGCGTATCACTCTGTACCCCGGCAACTGGTACTCACGCACCACGAAGGACCGAATTAACAGCTACACCGATGCCCGCATTTATCAACGGAACTTCACGTGGTACTTAGGCGACGGTCGCCTAGTCACCGAAGGGATTGAGGTAGGCAAACGTCAAGAAGCGCCCGTCGATCCATTGTTTGTATAGGAGATCATCATGCCGATAGACCAAAACGACCCGCGCCTTCTTGTAGGGGCTAGAGTAATCGCTATAAAGCGTTCCCCAAACCCTAACAATCCTAGTTATGATACAGGGGATATAGGCGTTGTTGCCGACGCACCAGACTATAACTTGGTCGATGTAAATTGGGAAAACGGACAAAGACGATGGAGTACGCTCCTTGAAAATATAGACTTCCTCTCGTCCGACCCCGCGTATCAATTATTTAGCTAGGAGTTACCATGAACCAAATTACACAAATTGCGCTCATTCAAAACCGCGTTATCTCAATCCTGGAAACACTCGACACCCCGACTAACGTACTCGATCTGTTCGATGTTCCTGAGATGCAAGAGGTGTGCCCAGACCGTGGGAAACTTAGTCAGGTACTGTCTGACTTGTGGCGATCTGGACAGTTGACACGGGTCCCTTGTGTCGTACCAGGATCGCAAGTGAAATTTGCATACGAGGTAGCGAAGGGTGCTAAAACACCACATGTAAAAGTACGACCACAGGCACAGGTACAGGTGGAATCTCACCAAGCCAAGTCTAAGGCGCGCATAGCTGTTACAGAACACTTAGTGACAATTGAACTAGATTCTATCTGCATCACGGTGGAAGTATGAATATCGCCCAATTCCTAATTGGAGAAATCATGATGATTCAAGAACTCTGCAACGAACGCGGCACGGTAGTAACCTTACTGGATGCAATCCAGGATACAGAAATTCTTGACTTGGAACGCCTACGGGTTGCAATATGTAAGGGAGACACACAGGAAGTAGGCAGGCTGCTGATATTGTTTTATGAAGATTACACGTACAAAGCGTTCGGCGATGCTGTGCTTGAAGCGCTGGAGTGAGGAGACTAACATGGCAGATACTTTGTACACTGATTTGGATTGTGCTTGCGCCCCGGATGATATCACGACATACATGCGCCTGTGGGCATCGGTCATGGCTACTGCGGTGGCGGATTACAACGCCAAGGATGTTAACCTGCGGGCCGATGCACGGAACTGGTTCGGCGAAGATCGCGCGTGTATCGGTAGCCTGCAGTGGATGTGCACACTGTTTGGGTTCAACCTGCATAGAGTACGCGAGAAAATTGCGCAGCGTACCAAGCGTACACCGATATACAAGAAAGCGGGTCGAGCGCGCACAGCACTGGTCAGCGAGTGACGGAACGGAATAACCCCAAGGCCGGATCAGTGGGTTAAAACCCGGCAGCCGGTGGATTGGATATCCTTCACTCCCCCAAGGCCACCGACAACTACAACAAAGGAGCATTACATGAAAAATTGGAACGATTGGCTGCTCGGCGCAGTTGTGGTGGCACTGATATGTTCAGCGCTGGAGATTGTCGCCTTGGTAGATAAATATGCCACATCTGCTGACACAGCAGCTCGCGCAGTTCACCGCGCAGATGTTGCCGAGCAAGCCCTGGTAGCCTGCCTGAACAAGCACCCCCTCATGGGGGACGACAGGACAGTAACATTCTGCGAACCTATTACAACGAAATTGTGACCATCGGAGGTGGGAATTATGTACCCACTGAATGCCGTTACCGGAGGGGCCTCATGAAAATAAATCAGAATGATTGGATGTTACTAATCTGCATAATACTGGATTTAGTTATCTTGGTAGATAAGCATGCGATGACCCTTGCAGTACACCGCGCAGATGTTGCAGAACAAGCACTTGCAGCCTGCTTAAACAAACGCCCCATTACGGGCGACGACAAAGATGCCGTTACCGGAGGCTCCTCATCAGGAAACTTGAAGTTGAAATTACACAAGGAGAACTAAATGGATATACAACGACTGCGTAACCTGACAACGGGACAGACGGATTTTTTAAGGAGAAACGTATGTACAAAATTTGTCCGCACTGCTTTGGTGAATATCAAGAGCATGACGGCGTTTCGCTTTCACATGGCGTCGAAATTTGTGATGCATGTGCAGACGGTAGCGCTGCATTTGCTGCCTTTGACGAATGGTTAAATACGAAAACCAGTAAAACATTCGCTGAATGGATGCTGGAATCTATTGGCAACGATGCGTAAAAGATATGCAGGAGAATGAAATGGAATGGAAAAAAGACACATCTCAATATTTGAGTGGAGAAGCGCTGTATCTTGGGCCGTGGGTTGTCGGCTACGTAGAATATGACGGTCTTAGCCCCAAAGACGATATGCTCAGATACGTAGCCGCATGCAAACTTCCAGGAGTTACAGGACGTACTAGATTCTCAACATCGGCGGAAGCAAAAAAAGACGTTGAGTCTGCTGTTAAGCGTTGGTTTAGTCATTTGCCGCAGCAATGAAGGAGAATGAAATGGACTTCCTGCTCGCACTACTTTTCTGGTTTCTTTTGTCGATAGCAGTTGCCTTGTTTCTAGGCTGGTTCATTAGCACAGGAACGCACAAATGAAACCATCGTGGCAATCAAAATTTGTGGACTTGGCACATTTGGTAGGGTCATGGTCAAAAGACCCAAGTACCAGGGTCGGGTGCTGTATTGTCAACGAAGCGAATCGTATCTTGAGCATCGGGTATAATGGATTCCCCGTTGGGGTGGAGGATACCGATGCAAGACTGAACGACAGAGCTACAAAGCTGAAGTATGTCATTCACGCTGAAGCCAATGCGATAGCAACTGCCGCACGCTCAGGAATATCCGTTGCAGGTGGGACACTTATTGTCAGTGCGCTCCATCCATGCGCGGAATGCGCTAAACTAATCATCCAGGCAGGAATTACTAAAGTTATCGCCCCTTTACCCGAGATAGACGGTCGGTGGGCCGACAGTTTCGAAGTAGCCGCCACCATGTTTAATGAAAGCGGCGTTGAAGTTGATTTTTACTGAATATCCGGCGTTGATTAACCGTACCATAATACAGGAGACGGGATCAGAGGTTGGACGCCCCAGCCGGTGACACCCCGGAAAGACGGGGAACTAACACTTGGGAGGTCGTCATGGGAGCACCAACAGAAGCAACCCGCGCGATGAAGCGGGCTAACGAAGAAGCCGCGCTGAAACGCACAGAAAAGATCATGGCGTTCGTAGATGAAAAAGGCGAGGTATCGGGGGGTGAAATTGGAGACCTGGTGGGGGTTCAACGGGTAGCTAATGTGGTGTCACCACTGGTCAAGCGTGGACTGCTGGTAGTGCGCAAATCGACAAACCGCAACTCTCGCGGGGGTTTCATCCCTATGTACTCGCGTCCCGATTATGACGGACCTCGCCGCGAAGGGGAAATAGCAAGCGCTAACTTACCGTTTATCCTTGGAGATTTCTGGCCGAGCAAAGTTAAATTACCGCAAGGTAAAGTACGGGTCCATAAAGGAGCTTGGTAAGTGAGCGACGACGCTGATAGAGCTGGTGATGCAATCGAGCTGGAACTGCGTGATTGTCTGACTCGGGCCGCGCATACACCCCACCGCGAACCAAAGGGGTGCTGTTACAACTGTGAGGCAAAAATACCTAAACCCAAGCTCTACTGCGACGCCGAATGCGAGAGCGAGCATAGGTGGTATTTGGAGCGTATAAAATGAAGCTAGTACCAACGTATATCGACTTCGAGACTTTCTGGTCACAGGAGCACACCCTGTCCAAGATGTCGCCGATGGCATATGTCATGCACCCAGAAACCGAAATTATTAGCCTGGCGTACCGTTTCAATGATGATGCGGTGCACGTTATATTTGGGGAGGACAAGATAAAAGCCTGGGCCAACAGCGTGGATTGGTCTGATAAATACGTCATCGCGCACAACAACGAGGGATTTGACTCAATGATCGCCGCGTGGCGGTTGGGTATCGAGCCTGCTATGTGGGGGTGCACGCTGGCAATGGCGAGACCGATACATGCCAAGACGACAGGACTTTCGCTCGCAAAGCTGGTAGAGCACTACGGCCTTGGGGTAAAGGACGCAACCGCACTACATAATACAAGGGGGCGGCACTTGCGCGACTTCACTCCCGATGAAATAAAGGAAATGGGGGTATACAACAAAGCTGATGTAGTGCAGTGCGCCGCTTTATTTCGAAAGCTATATGCGCAGACTTCGGTGCGGGAACTTAAACTGATCGACATGACCATCCGTATGCTTGTGTCACCCCAGTTTGAGGTTGACCGCGATTTACTGGCGGCAACGCTAAATGCGGAGAAGCTACGCAAAGAACAATCATTGGCCGACTTAGCCGAGCTTATGGGCGCCGATTCTATAGATGTACTGCAGTCGATGTTGGCGTCCGGTCCCAAGTTTGCATCGTTTCTAGTCGAGCGCGGTATTGAGCCGCCGATGAAGCCGTCCCCTTCAAACCCGGAGAAGCAAACCTATGCACTGGCAAAGACAGATCAATCATTTCTCGATCTTCAGGAGCATGACGACACTATTGTTGCTGCTGCCGCTACTGCTCGCCTGGGGGTTAAGTCCACTATCCTGGAGACGCGAATTGAGGCGTTTATCAAGGCGTCTGATGCGGTGGATGGTAAACTCCCAATCCCGTTGAAATATGCTGGCGCAGACACTACGAAGCGGTGGAGCGGGTGGGCATATAATCCGCAGAATTTACCGCGTATTACGCCGGGCAAGCCTAAACTCAGTGACGCGCTGCGTATGTGCATGCGGGCGCCCAAAGGCTACAAGGTAGTCGTCGCCGACCTGAGTGGTATCGAGCTGAGGGTTAACCACTTTCTGTGGAAGGTGCCGAGCAGCATGGCGCTGTACCGGGCAAGCCCAGACAAGGCCGACCTATATAGAAACTTCGCGGCGTCCTTATATGACATAACCGAGGATGAAGTGAGCAAGGCCCAGCGCCAAGTAGGCAAGGTCGCGCACTTGGGACTAGGGTTCGGGGCCGGGGCTACCACCTTCCGGAAGGTGGCCAAGCTGATGGGTGGCGTATCGCTAACCGAGGACGAGTCCGAAAACGTAGTAGCCAAGTGGCGCGGGGAGTACCCACAAATAGCTCGTGGGTGGCGTACATGCCACTCAATGTTAGACTATATGATGCTCGATGACGAACCCGTAGATATCGACCCGTGGGGACTGTGCCAAGCAGTCAAGGGCGGAATAAAAACTCCGCAGGGCATGATCCGCTACCCTGATCTGCGACAGGAAACAGACGAAAATGGCAATCAGGAATGGTGGTACGGGCAAGGTCGTCACAAGGCGCGTATATACGCCGGGAAAATTGATGAAAACTGCGTACAGCATTTAGCACGCGAGATTATCGCGGATAATGCGTTAGTCATACAGAAGCGCTACCCCATCGCGCATATGGTACATGATGAAATTATTCTGGTTGTACCAGAGAGCGAAGCGCAGGATGCACTGGATTTTATGCAAACAACAATGCGTACACCACCCAAATGGTGGCCTGAGCTAGTTACTTGGAGCGAAGGCGCTATAGGTGGCGCTTACGGCGAAGCACACTAGGAGAAAAACTATGAACAAAGATGAACGTATGGAACTGCTGCTCTTGGACGACCCGCACTGGATAGCGTTCAAGAAGCGGGCTGAAAGTTACTACAACAACCAGGGCGAGCCTCCTATGGAGTGCTTCCTGGAAATGGACTTGGCGCAGTGGCTTAAGTTCAAAAAGCAGTTAGACATTCTGCGGGTAGAGCAACGCCCAGCAATTGAAAAACGGCGTAAGGAAGAGCATGCCAAGGCAGCCGCCGAGCAACGTAGAAAGAGTAAAGCCCTTTACATGCGGAAATATATGGCGCAATATCGCAAACGTCTAAAGGAGGCATCCGCTTGAACATCCCGCCGTGGTCTTACTCGTCGCTCACCGCTTTTGAAAACTGCCCCCGTAGATACTACCTCACAAGGGTGTCCAAGCAAGTCGCGGAACCCGGCACCGAGGCTACCAAGTGGGGGACGGAGGTGCATACCGCCCTAGAGAACCGCGTCAAGGACGGAACGCCAGTCCCGGAATCCATGCAGAAGTGGCAGCCACTGTGCGACCGCATCCAGTCATACGGCGGAGAGGTATTTACTGAGCGCCAGTACGCACTAACTGCAGATTTCAGGCCGACTGAGTGGCGGTCGCCGGATGCATGGGTTCGCGGTATTGTAGACGCTGGTGTATTATTGGGAGACCGCGCGGTACTCATAGACTGGAAAGGTCTTGCGCTGGATACTAAGCTCCCGACACCTGAAGGCTTTACTACTATGGGAGATGTAAGGGTTGGCGACACACTATTTTCAGAATCGGGTGAGATGTGTACTGTAGTAGGTAAGTCACAAGTAAAGAACATAAAGTGTTACAAAATTACATTTGACGACACCTCATCGGTGGTCTGTGACGAAAACCACTTATGGAAGCTCCACGACGGAAGTGTGGTTAACGTAAAGGAGCTAGACACCCAAGGCAATAGGTACGTAATTGGAACAGGGCCTGTTAATAGCTCACAATTACTTGTTGCCGCTCCACTCAGCCTTTCGGACGCTGTTTTACCTATAGACCCCTACGTGCTAGGTGTGTGGTTGGCTGACGGAAAACACTCAAGCGCCGAAATTACTAAACCCGATGAGTTTGTGTGGGAGGAGATTAAACGACGCGGCTTCAATATAAGCCACGACTACAGCGCCAAGGCGCAAGGTGGTAAGTGTAGGGTGCACACTGTTTTGGGTTTGCGTACCCTGCTCCGAGAAACAGGGCTCCTTAAAAACAAACACATACCCGCAGTGTATCTTAGGGCGGGGTATGCGCAGCGACTTGACCTGCTGAGAGGGCTTATGGACGGCGACGGGAATGTAAATTCAGTACGGAAACAGGCTATATTTACAACGACGGATAAAGGTCTTTCTGATTCTGTCATGGAGCTACTCTGCTCGCTGGGGCAGCGTCCGCTGCAAAGCTCAGTTCTCGCTCACGGGTTCGGTCTGGAAGTTACTGCGTACCCCATTTCATTTAGACCAAACGGAATAAACCCCTTCCTGCTCCCGCGCAAAGCCGACAGAGTTTCGACGCAGTGGGGCCGAGGAGAGTCATGGCGCAGGCGCGTGGTGTCAGTAGCGGAAATCCCGTCGGTGCCAACTCAGTGCATCTCAGTAGACTCGAAAGACCACACATTCTTGTGTACTGAGCGTATGATTCCAACGCACAATACGGGTCGCCCCAAGGCGGACTCAGACCAACTCAAATTATTCGCTGCATTCGTGTTTCACACCGAGCCGAAAATTGATAAAGTGAGCACTGCTTTTGTCTGGCTGGCGCATAACAAAATCACGAAGGAAAAGTTTACGCGGGCAGATGTAAGTAACATCTGGCAGGGTTTCTTACCGCGCGTTAGACGGCTGGAGATTGCATACGAGAACGATAAATGGGAGGTCAAGCCGTCGGGGCTTTGTGGCTGGTGCCCGGTGGGTAAAGCTAATTGCACATTTTGGAAGGGTCAAAATGGAACTTATAGGTGAAACATTATAATGGCAAGAACACCAGAAGCCGCAGTAAAAGACCAAGTCCGCAAGGTCTTAAAGAAGCATAAAGCCTACTGGCACTGCCCGGTACAGAACGGGATGGGCGCCCCCTCTCTGGATTTTGTCGGGTGCCACCGTGGCAGGTTCTACGCTATTGAAACAAAAGCAGGCAACAAGCGCCCCACGGAGCGCCAAGAAAATACAATCCGTGAAATGCAGGACGCAGGAGCAAAGGTGTTCGTGGTCAATGAAGTGACCGGAACGGATGAGTTAGATAAATGGTTAGAAGGAGTACGTGATGCCTAAATCGACACCAAAGAAGTTGGCGTATCAAGCCGCCTATAACGCCAAACCGGAAGAAGCAGCCAAAGGTGTAGCACGGCGCCGTGCCCGTAGGCACGACATCGCGGAGGGAAAAGTCGCCATCGGAGATAAAAAAGACGTGGTGCACAAAGTAGCACTCGCCAACGGCGGATCAACCAGCGACTCTAATACCAAGGTAGGTTCGATAAAGGCCAACCGTGGATGGCGCAAGGGCGAAAGCGGGTATAAAGTGCCAAATGTTAAATAGGAGACAGGGATGTCATATTCCGGAAGTACCCAAAGCGACGGCTCCACAGCGAGCTACTACGAACTACCGGGGGGAGCGACGGAGCTGCAAGACCTGATCTCGCACCGAAACATGAATGCGCAGATCGGGGAAATCTTCCGGGCGTGCTATCGTTACGGGCTGGTCGCGCACAGTCCGATGAAACGCGACATTAAAAAGATCATCTTTTACGCCCAGGCAGAGCTTAAGCGTCTGGAGAAAATGGAGATGGAGCATGCTAGTCAACAAGAAGCACAGAGCGGTAGTTCTAAACCTTAAATACCCTGACCGCGTTACAACGCTGATTCCTACAGCGAAGAAGTTCCAGCACAAAGGCCGTGCCCTCGTAGCAGTCCCCCACCGGATAGACGAAGTAAAGATACTCAAGAACCTTGGGATCGAAGTTCCTCCGCCGATAAGTTCGTACTATGAATGGTCGGGCATGTTTGAGCCATTCGAGCATCAGCGCGTAATGTCAGAGTTCATGACCATGCACCATAGGTGCTTCAATTTAGGGGACATGGGCGTGGGCAAAACCATAGCTACGCTGTGGGCTTACGACTACCTACGGCAGGAAGGGGTTGTACATAAACTGCTCGTGGTCACTCCGCTTTCGACACTGGAGCGTACTTGGGGAGATGAGCTTTTCAGGAACTTCCCGCACTTGACCTTCGCGGTGCTGCATGGAACGCGAGATCGACGAGAGAAGTTACTGCAGGAAGACGTAGATGTTTACCTCATCAACCACGACGGGGCCAAGATACTTGCCAAGCAAATCGCTGCGCGCGCTGACATTGACATAGTGGTTATCGACGAGATAGCCCAAGCCGCACGCAACGCCAGCACCGACCGATGGAAAGCGCTCAAAGCGATTATCAAGGATAAGCTGTGGGTGTGGGGCCTGACAGGTACGCCGACGCCAAACGAACCGACTGACGCATGGGCGCAGTGTCGCTTGGTCGTACCAGAAAACGTGCCCCCTTACTATGGTAAGTTTAGAGACTCGGTGATGAAGCAGGTCAGCAACTTCAAGTGGGTAGCCAGGCCAAACGCGCTGGATATCGTGCACGACGCCATGCAGCCAGCGATACGTTATAAGCGGGATGAGTGTATCGACCTGCCGGAATGTGTGTACGAAACACGTACCGCAAAGATGACGCCGGACCAGACTCGGATGTACAAGGAAATGCTGGCTAGACTCCACACCGAAATGAACGGTAACCAGATCACGGCGGTTAACGAGGCGGTCAAGGCGATGAAGTTGGTTCAGATCGCGGCAGGAGTTTGCCTGGATAATGACGGCAACGCGGTAGCGGTCCCCGCGCACGAACGTCTGGCGGCAACCCTTGAGATCATCGAGGAAGCCCCGGCCAAGGTTATCGTGTTCGTTCCCTTTACGGCAGTGCTACGGGCGGTAGAAGCGTATCTCAGCAAACACGCATCAGTAGAGGTCATAGACGGAAGTGTCAGCAAAGCGGAGCGTGACCGCATACTTGGTGCCTTTCAGAATACCTCGGAACCCCGCGTGCTCGTTGCGCAACCTGCTGCGATGTCGCATGGCCTTACGCTCACCGCGGCGAATACGATTATCTGGTTCGCGCCTGTCAATAGCAATGAAACATACGAACAGGCGAACGCGCGTATCACACGACCGGGGCAGAAGAACAAGCAGCTAATTATCCATATTGAAGGGAGCCCTATCGAACAGAGAATTTATGATCGGCTAAGGAATAAAGGGAAGATGCAGGGTCTGTTGCTGGAAACTTTTAAGGAGAAAGTGTAAACGTGTTGACTGTTTCGCCAGTAAGTGTATACTGGCTTATGTTTTCAAGGAGGTAAACGATGATTCAAATAGACGAGTTGGTCAGCTTGTACATCAAGCTGAGAGATCGCAGGTCCAAACGCAAGGCTGAGTACGAGCTGGACGATGCGAAGGACAAGGGTTTTCAGGAGAAGATTGAAGCCAAACTGATGGCGTACTTTAACGAAACAGGCGTAGAGTCCGCGAGAACCGATGCGGGCACGGCATTTAAGAGCGTTAAAATTTCGGCTACAGTGGCGGATCGGGATAGCTACATGCCCTGGGCTATTGAGCACCCTGAGTTTCTCCCGAGCAGTGTAAATAAATCCGCGGTAGATGCGTACCTGGAAGCCACAGGAGAGCTTCCGCCGGGAGTCAATGTGAGTAGAGTTGCAACAATCAATGTACGTCGTTCTTAACAACCAAGGAGCATCAGTATGAGCACAAATATTATTTCTTTCGAGTCATATAAACCTACCGTTGCCGCAGTTAAGGCCGCGCAAGATCGTAACAACGCTCTGCTGGGCGGAGTAGGTAGTGGCTCGTTCCCCGTTATGTCCATCAAGGGTAAAGTCTTTACGCTGGTCAAGGATAAGGAACGCAAAGTAATTATGCGCCCCGACGATGACGACACCCCCGCAGCGGCTATCGAAGTGGTAATTCTGGCGGCGAACCCGCATCTGTCGAAGGTCTACTACAAAGGAGAGTTCGAAGAAGGTAGTACAGGTAAGCCGGACTGCATGTCCAACGATGGTATCATGCCGGATGCGCAAGTTGAGAACCCGGTTTCCAAAACCTGCGCAGTATGCCCCAAGAACGTGTGGGGCAGCGGTAGGAACGGCAAAGGCAAAGCCTGCCAGGATAGCCGGCGGCTTGCGATTTCGTCACCGAGCCAGCTTAACGAGCCAATGCTACTGCGCGTGCCGCCTGCTTCACTCAAGTCGCTTGCGGAGTTTGGTAAAACCCTGAGTAACCGTGGCCTGTCTTTCGACCAGGTGCTGACCAAATTGAGGTTCGACAAGGACGAGGCCACTCCGAAGCTGGTATTCATCCCGGTAGGCGTACTCCCGCAGACGATGCAGAATGAAGTGCAAGACCTTGCTAAAACTGAAATTGTTTTGCAAATTATCGGTACTATGGCGCTCCCACACCTGAGCGATGACGATGAGGCGTTCGAAACAAAGCCCGCAGCGAAACGGGTGAGCGATGACGACGAGGGATTGGACACCGCGCCCGCTACAACTGCCAAAGCAGTAGCCAAGGCGAAGGCCAAACCCGCAGTAGTGGAGGACGATGACGAGCCCACACCGAAAACCAAGCCGAAGGCCAAACCTGTTGTAAGCGATGACGACGACTTGGACAGCCAGCTCGGCGCAATTTTCGACGACGCTTAACCAGTACCTGGCAGGGGGCGCGTCCTGCTTAAAACGCGCACCTAATTCCAAGGAGGAACCATGTTTGAAAAAGCAAAAGCAGCAGGGCTGACACCTCAGCACGCAGCGGCCTTCATCGGCGTAACACGAGTTACCGCGTCTACGTGGTTTAATGGGCACGCGAAGCCGCACGTTATACTTGCAGACCGCGTAGCAAAGTTCACCAATGCCGTCGAGCGCGCGGTAGCGGACGGCAAACTACCGGCGCCCGTAGACCTGGCTGGGAAAGCCAAAGCCCGCTACATTCTGGACACACTACGAGCGATACGAGATTAACAACAGATTGTGTTGGCAACCGACAGGGAGTAGATTATCTCCTTCGCGCCAGAGGGGTTTGTATGAACACCGGAGATTTTCTTAAACTTATACTCCCCTCAGCGGGAGTATATTATGTGGTATGGATCAAAGAAGCTGGAGCACCCAAGCATTACCCGTGCGCCTCCACCGAGGAGGCCGCCCACAAGGCGCTCCTACTTAGCTCACAGGGAAAGAACGTATACCATGCGTGCGCAAGCTACGCGCAAGCCTCATACGTAGATGGCAACGGTAAAACGTGCTGGCGGACGCATGAAAACGCGCTATTAGTCAGGTCGCAATGGCTTGATATGGATGTAAAAAATCAGTACGCCACGAAGAAAGATGCCCTGCTCGACCTAAAGCGGTTCTGCGATACGACAGGGATACAGCGTCCGAACGTGTTGGTAGACTCCGGCAATGGGATTCACGCATACTGGGTATTCAACCGCGACATCCCAAAAGATTCCTGGGTCAAAATGGCGGAGCTGTTCAAGTCTGTCGCAGCGCACTTCAAGCTGGGTGTGGACGATACAACCAGAACGGCAGACGTAGCCAGCGTGCTGCGCCCTATAGGGACGGTGAATGATAAGACCCATAAAGGGTTGGGCATCAAGCAGGTCAAGCTGATAGGCGAGCCGGTAACAGCACTGGTCAATGTGTCTGCATGGGTTGCGAAACTGCGGGACATTAAAGAAGAGTATGGAATCAAGGTTTTACAGCCGAAAGCCTCTGGAAAAACCAAGAGCATAGCGGCAGGAATGAACGCAGCAATTCTGGGCGGCATGGAGTACCCTGAATCGTCCGCAGTCAAGATCGCGGAACGTTGCGCGCAAATCGGTAACTTTCGGGACTTCAAGGGCGTAGGCCAAGACTACCAAGTATGGCGCGACTGTATAGGTGTCCTTAAACACTGTGTTGAGGGCGACGCTCTTATACATGAGTGGAGTTCAGGGCATGAAGACTATCAGCCTGGGATATGCCAGGATGTAATAGAAAAGTGGAATGCCGGCCCTACGCTCTGCGAGAAGTTCAAGCAAGACGGACCTGGTATCTGCGCCGGGTGCTCCCAAAGCGTTAATTCACCTATTGCCTTGGGCAGACTTGCCCCCACGGCGGCAAGAGAAATCGTGGATGCTACGACGGGAGAAACCGAGGACATTCCGGCGCTCCCTCCAGATGTAGAAGAACGGTTCCGGTTTGTTAAAGGTAGCGGGATGGAAGCCCGGACGGAAGACAAAGACGGCTCTGAAGTATGGGAAGTGTTCACCACCACGATTCCTTACATCACCGCGTACTACAAAGACACCACCACCCTTAAGTGGATGTACACCATCAAAACTTGGCTACGAAGCAATACGTGGGACACCGCACACGTCGAAGCTGGAATTATCGCTGCTGGTGGCGCCGCGATGCTCAAGGAACTTAGTAGCTACTGTATGATTGCCCCAATTTACGGCAGGGCAAAGCATTTGGAGAACTATATGAAACTGTGGGCGGAAAGAACCCGTATGCACACCGCAGAAACAGAAATGCACGGGTACTTTGGATGGAAACCGGACGGCTCCTTCGTCGTTGGGAACACTCAATACCTACCCGAAGGCGGAACACGCTTCGTCGCGCTGACAGAGTATCTACAAACCTACGCTCCTCAATTCGAAGTCAAGGGCAACCTCGGTAGGTACATCGAGCTTATAGACAAACTGTATAATCGCCCCAATCACGAGCCCCATCAGTTCACCTGGCTAGGAGGTTTCGCATCGGTGTTGCTCCCGCTACACCATGTTGGATTCATGGGTGGAATCATCGCAGCGCACTCCAACCAGAGCGGCGCGGGAAAAACTACGGCGCAGCAACTGGCTACGGGCATATGGGGCGAAGCTACGCGCCTGACTGGCGCCGAGAGCACCACGGAAAATGCCATGTATGGTAAAGCCGAGATGCGGCGTCACCTGCCCATGCTGATAGACGAAATCACGCCCTGGGGCGGAAAGAAAGCCTCTGACTTCGCCTACCGCTATAGCCAAGGATTGCCGAAAGACCGGCTCAAGCAAGACGGATCGCTGCGCGATAACAAAGACGCTGGATGGACGAACATCGCGTTGCTCAGTTCCAACGAGTCAATGGTGAGCCATATTATCGCAAACTACGTCAACCCTGGCCCCCGCATATACCGTATCTGGGAGTATAAGTTCACCGCCAAGAGTTCCGAAATGCTGGGTAAGTCGGAGGGGCAGCGCGTAATCAACGAACTGCTCAGTATGCAGGGAGTAGCCGGTGACGCATTCATACGCTACGTGGTTACGCACCGAGACGAGATCGCCAGCCGCCTGGATGCTGTCGATGAAGAGTTCACTACGGTTCTAAACCTTAACCAAGAAGCCAGGTTCTGGTTAAAGATCGCGGCCTGCATCTGGGTAGCTCACGAGATTACTACCGCGCTTGGCCTGCAGAAGTTCGATGGAGGCGCGCTCAAGGCATGGATTAAACGTTCATTACGCGACATGCACAACAGGGTAAGCGACTCTCATGTAGATATGGCTGGCTTGTTCGGGGATATGATAGCAGAGCTCCACAGCGGATTCCTTATGACAGCTATCGAAGGCGACCGCCGTAGTAAAGATGGTAAGGCTGCGACTATCCACGGCTACCCACCACGCGGAGCCGTCACGGGGAGAGTGATTATCAACGACAACCGGGTGCTGGTGTCCATACATGCAATCCGCGAATGGTGTAAAGAAAACAACACCCCGGTAGACGAAATGATCGAAGTCGCCACGGCGCGCGGATGGTATCGTGGCAGGTTCAAATACTGCCTCGGCAAAGGTCTGGTTGACTACGCAATCCCGCAGCAGCAGGTTATAGAGCTTGACTGGGCAGCCTTTGCGGAGCGTGTTCATCTAGTCGATGTAAACGCTGTAGAAGCTGCGCGGGAGTCCGACGAAAAAGGGGCCGACCAGGCCGTTTAGCCGGGCCGGAGGCGGCGCAATTCCGCCTCCTATTCCCCTGACAGTTCCTTCACTACTCTGAGATTGTGCTTGTCCCACTGTACACCGCCAATGGTCTTTGCTTGACGCTTGATCTGTTCCGAAGGTGCTCTGTACATTGAGCTAATTGGTGTAGGCAGTAACCCGGCTTCACGTTGGGCCTTCTGGTACTCCATAAACTGATCCCGTGCGTCCCGCATACCCTCAGTGTCCCCCTCTCTGAATGCCTTGGCGTACTTATGTGTAACGCGGTCCATGCGGTCTTTGTAATATTCCTCGTACTCCATGACGACGTTCTGGGTAAATGTTCGGTCGTTAAGGTGCGTGGAACTGAATCCAAGCGCCTGCAGCATAGTATCCGCTTCCGAAAGTTCGTCTGGCCGTAAAAGGATATCACCCTTAGAATTGGTTACGCCTTCCGTCGCCTGACGATAGGACTTCATGCCGTTACGTACTAACGAGGGCATCAGCATCTCGGTAGCTTTGTAATACTCTCCCTGACGCAGTTTGTTTACCGCGTTCACGCCATCCGGCAACATCCCCCCTAAAAAGGGGCCGCTCATCGCCAGCACAGTCTCCCCCAATCCTGCTTTATTCTTGAGATCGACACTATCGAAAGGTACTACACTGAACATTCCGCCCATGCCCAACTTGGTAGTGACAGGCATACCGAGCAGTCCAGGCACTCCATTCATAATCAGGTGAGCCAAGTCCTTGTCGCCTATTGCCCGGCGCAGAGCGAGGTCGGCGTCTACTGGAGTTTTTTCGTCCCCGAAAATATAGTTTAGCAACGTCGAAATTACCCCATAGCCTGGTAGCCCAAGAGCGCCCGTTATCACCGCTTGCTGGCCGAGCATATATGCCAAGGACTTCCGAGCGATAAGTTTCTCAGCCGGGTCTGCGTGCTTAAATGAGTTATACGCCAACCGCGAGAACAGCGACATTTCCATCACTTGAAACTTGCGGAATTGCGCAAGCAGCGCTACAGGGAGTCCGGGGGAGTTCGCCTGCATCATGATTCGCGGGGCGTTAAAGGCGTCGTAGCTACCATGCGTGTCGAGTACGGTCTGGTCCGCGTAATCGACTGCGTAGTCGTGCGCAGCCTTTGGCGCCATTTTGAGGTTGTCTAATGCATGCTCATAAGCCAATGTATATGCTGCGTTCGCCGATGTAATACGGTTAGACGCTTCCATCGAGGTAGCGACGCGATTGATTTTGGACATCACAAGGTTGAACGCAGCGCTTACAGGGTTTCCGTGTGTAATGTCGGTATTGCCAAAATCAGACAATTGGCCAAGGTCGATGCGCCCCCTACGGTCCAGCGCCTTTAGCATATCCCCATTACGTGCGCCGCGGCCCGAGGACTTGGTCCAGCGGGAAACATCTACCGCCTCATCCGGGCGGTGCGATGCAACAAACGCAGCAGCATCCTTGAATGCTTTAAGCATCGTCGTGAACGATTTAGCATTGCCAAACTTACCAGCGAGTACCGGACGCATTACCATGAACGGTTCAGTGGAAGTCTGCAAGTAAAACGCTGGGGAAGTTAGTACCTTCCACGTTGCGGTAAGCTGCATAAACTTGTGGGTCCACGGACTAGCTGAATATATCGACGATAGCGCGCGCCGCTTTAGCAACTCGTTCAGGTACTGTCTGCGCTCGCTCTTAGTGCCGGGCAGTTGGTTTCCCTCAGAGTCCACTCCAGAGTGTGCCTCATTGCGCATCTTGGTGATGGCCCGCTGAATTTCAGCGTTATGATCCAGCAGAGCCAGCAGGTGAGCATTGGAGTGGCCCCTGCTGATAAACGCCCGCATCATATCGTCACTTGCGCCAGCAGTATTTGTACGCCTTGTGCGTGAGTGCATGGCACTGGTGTCCGCCAGTGACGAGATATATAGCTGAGTAAGCGAGTCGTCTATAGCCTTAACCGTCTCAGGGCTGGCGTCATCCCCCAGATTCCCCTTGGCCATTTCCTTCATACGCTCAATGGTGGCGAACGGAGCTTCTTGTAGCGCCTTGGCGTAGTATTCCTTTTCGAAGGCTTCGGCGCGCATGTGCGGATACGCCTCCTGCACTTCCTTTGCGAGCTGGTTTGCTTCGCCGATGCTGTCTGCCCCTATTACTTGGCGATGATTCGGGTCAGATTTCATGGCTTCTTTTTCAGGGGAGCCGTCCCTGGCTTCGCGGTATTCTTTTGAGGTAGCTACCACCATAAAATCGCCGAAGCGCATAAGGGGGGCATAGGGGCCAGCTAGCTCTGGAAAATCTTTAGCGACTTTTTCAAGCGCTGCATCCCGAGCTTTAATTACCTCCTGTATACGCGCGTCTGTATCTTCGCCGCCGGCACGCTCTATTTCTTCTATAGCGCCCGATGCCTGCGAGTGTATTTCCTGATTAAACCTTTCACGTAGCGCCGTTAGGGTATCGTGCCCGTGTTGAAATACCACTTGGACAACGGCTTGGGCTTCGGGTGGAAGTGCATCAAATTCGCGCTTTGCCGCACGGTCTACTACATTCTCCGTTTTCCAGCTCGGTTGGTAGCCCCATTTCTGAGAGATTGTCCCTTCCTTAAGGAAATTATTGACGACTTCGCGGTCGCGGATTTTCAACCTGTTATACATTTGCGCAACCTGGTTGATCACCTTGTCTCCGGCAGTCTTGGTTGCAGCCCCCTCTTCCACATTCTTGAAATACTCTACCGATGATGGCAGCGACTTCTTGGCGACCCGGACGACATCATGCAGGAACCCCGATGCAAGTAGCGACGATTTACCCGTGTACTTGACGTTATCCATGATGACGTTGAGATTCTTGCGCAGCCCCACTGGCGCCTTGGCGATGTTGGCCTTGATTATTTCATCGTCTTCCTTATCGGCAGCGATGGAGAAGCGCCGTTCGATGGGTTCAGCAGATTCACGGGGAGCGTTCAACTCCTTGTGCGCTGCGCCGTAGGCCAGGTCAACTACGTTTTTAGCGGTAAGGCTTTCTGGTTTAATCCCTAGCTTGAGTAGCGCTGTATTGATTGCGCGCATAACTGTCGCAAAGAACTTGCCTATCTCGCTAGAATTATCCAGCGCCGTAGGGTTGATCCCTCTACGCACGGCTTCTTCCGTAAAGTACGCCAGCAGTTCGCTGTCGAAACTTTTGTCCCCATATTCTTTGCCCAGGTATTTTTCCGCAGCCAGAACCCGGCGCAAGGCAGTTTTTGCCAGTTCTGATTCCAAGCCCCCGTCGTCTCGCTCTGCAAACTGCTTAACCTGCTCCACCAGACGGGCGTAGTTTCTATCGCCGAGTAAATTCTTCATACCCATATGCACGCCGACTTCGTGCAGTAACGTGGACAGTTCAGCGCCCTTCGGTATATTATCGGCGATCAGCCAAACTTTGTTGGTCTTGGGGTCATAGAATCCTTTCACTTTGCCGCCGGACGACTGGGCTTTCATTACGTCCCGACGCGCACCTTCCGGCAAGCTCGACACATCCTGCGCGATACCCACTGCGCGGTCGAAGAAATACGGGCTGGAGAACGCGCTGCGCAGGTTACTCTCCATCTCAGCGGCACGCTGGCCGGTGGGGGCTACCGCCTCGCCGGCGTATTTTGTTTCACTTCCTCGCCCGGCGGCAGGCTGTTCGGCGACGCCGGTTGGCTGTTTTTGCCCATTTTCCGTACCGCTGTCTGGAACTCCTGCTTGAACTTGGCCCAGGCTTCCTCTTTCAACAGTTGCTTGGTATTTGGCTTCATCTGCTATCTCCGAAAACTTGCGCATGAACTCCTGCGCAGTGAGGTCGCCGTTACGGTGATCCTCAAATGCATCAATGTAAAGGTCTTGCAGGCGCCGTGGTAGTTGCTCGAATGGAACATCCCCTTCCTGCAGGCTCTCATTATAGTCATCAGCTACTTCACGTAGCATTTCCGCGTGTTCAGCCTTCGCAGCGGCTTCTCGTTTCAACGTTGCCTGGTCTTCCGCAGCGGCTTCGGTCGCGGATTGGTACGTACCATCGTCTGTGTCTTCCCCGCGCGTGCCCCGACTAAGGTGGCGTGCTTCATCTATGTCATCATGCGTAATGTCGTGGTCACTCGAAGCCCCCAGCAAATGCAGGCGTTCCTCATTGCTAAAATCTTTATAGTCTTCGCCCAGATCAGACAGTCTATTCTGCAGCGCTTCACGTGCTTCCGGCGGGTAGGCTTCTACGGCACGGCGTACTTGTTGCGCCGCTTTCATATCCAAGGAGCCACTCGTCTTGCCCCGCGAACCACCTGCGCTGTTAATGATACCTATGGATTTATCGTCATGACCAGCGTCAGAGCCACCATACAGTTCTGATGTATCTACGACCGAGCGCTGCTTATCCGGGCTTTGTCCGAAGAGCTCCTCATCGGTCTTCTCAACGCTACGATTGGCTTTATTAAGCGTATCCAGATATTGCGGGACATCCATACCCGACGCCTTGCTGATAGCCTTCCGCATTCCTTGCATGGCCTTTAGGACAGAACCACGAGCCAAGTTCAGTTCTTTGCCTACCTTCTCGTAGCTTCCCATATATGCGTCAAGGTCGCCGGTTTGACTAGCCCGGTCGAGTAAGTTAAATACTTTCTGCTGCACTGGAGGAAGTTTTGGAATAGTGATCAGCTCTTTGCCTACCTTCACCTGTCTTCCTGTATATGCGTCAAGGTCGCCGGTTTGACTAGCCTGGTCGATCGCAGATGGCGGATTCACTGTAGGTTGTTCTACCATGTCTTTAGGTGAAGGTGCTTCTGCCGGTGCTTCTACAGGTGCTTCTGCGGGTGCTTCTGCGGGTGCTTCTGCGGGTGCTTCTGCGGGTGCTTCTACAGGTGCTTCCTCTGCGGTTTGTTCCTCCAGTTCGCGCAACGCTTTTTCCGCCGCACCATACTTGTACTTCGCCAATGCTACGCCTACGTCGGTAAGGTCTACCTCCGGGTTACTCGCCCGTAGCGCATCGGCGCGGGCTACGATGTCAGCGTTCTTCTTGTTCGGTTTGATGCCCATATCTTCGAACAGCGGGGAGATAGCGGGCGCAGGTGATTCCGCAGCAGCAACCGGCTGTGCTGCGGGTGATGCGATGACCTCGCCTGGTGCGGGTGATTCCGGTTGAACCGTGGCGGGTTCTGTCTTCTCTGCTGTGGACACCTTTGGCGCAACCAAGTCTTTCGGCTGTAGCTCCGGCGGAATATCTGATACTACAGGCTGCGCGGGGGCTTGGGTACGTTCACCATGTATTATGTCGGCCATGTAACGAGCCATGTCGAACCCAGGGGTGCCGGGTACGTTAGCACTCACGGGTCGCGCCTCCGGCGGAACGATAGGCTCAGATGGCGTCGGCTCGGGATTCTGTGTATCAGTACCAGCAACCAAGTCCTTCGGCTGCAACTCTGGTGGAACGATGGTTTCCGGTGGCACCGGCGTGGGGATGGCTGGAGTAGCTTCAACCCGTACACCGTAGCCGACTATCTTATCGGTTTTGGCTTCGGGGTCGAACATCCTTTCGGTGACGGGGACAGACTCCGCGGCACTCAGCCCGTTAACCTTGATAAATGCGTCAGACGCTGTAGGGGATGAAAACAGCGAACCGTTTTCATGCGTCATGATCGATGAGCCGTCCGCCAGCGGTGTCACGCCGGTAGGTACGTTATTACGGGCACGGTACTCCATCGCAGCGTGCGGCACGCCCATCAAGGCACCTGTAGCCAGGTCAGCCACATTAGGAAACCAGTCACGTTGCTGGCCGTTATTCTCGCCAGTAGCCATGTCTGCCGCGTAGTCAATGGCTGTACCAGCGGGTTTGAAAGCCGCCATAGTCCCGGCGCCCTGAACCATCCGCTTACCTATCGCGCCAGCCGTATCCGCTGCAGCCGGAGCAAATACATTACCGACATATGGGAGCTTGGACAGAACCGCGTTTCCGCTACCACCTACGACTTCACCCAGTGCTGAGTTTAGCGCACCTTGCCCGACAGCCTTGATCTGGGCATTACGCAAGCTGTCACCTTGGTCGATGGCGCCGGTTCCAGCATCCCACGCACCCTGTGCGGCAAAAGCACCTAGACCCGCTATGGGGTTGGCAATACCCAGCGCAATAGCCGGGGCCATGTGAGTTAGCCCCTGAGCGACCTTGCCTGCTGTGGTTCTCGCCTGGTAGTTGTCCGCCTCATTAGCCTTCATGTTGTCGTGAACGATACCCGCAGCGGTATCGTCGCTCACCAGACCGAGCGCGCCGCCCAGCGATGCGCCTAAATTTAGAACTGACCTTCCAAGGCGCCGACCTTCAGCGGGAACTGCCTGCGCGATGTCGGATAACGCACCTACCTTGGTAGCCGCAGGCTTAAGATACGCATCCGTCCAGTCTCCGGCAGGCGCGTCATTAGTGGCCGCAGGCTTAAGGTACGCATCCGTCCAGTCACCCATATCTTAGTTCCCTTGAGGTTTACGGGAGGCTTCCACCATTTTTCTCAAACGGTCCATGCCGAAGTGACGCACAGTTTCGACGGGCATAACGAACTCGCCTGTACTCAGCGCAGCGGGACGATGCCCGTCAATTACCGCAGGGATTGAGTCAGATTTGCCGTCTCCAGGACCTAGCACTTGGTTCCCCCCTACGGGGATCGCACCGCCATTGGCGTAGCCCACGTTTTTGTACTTGCGAAGCAATGCTTCTGTTTCAGGATCAGAAGAATGCACCTCCGCCGTAGGTTGGCTCGGCGGAACATACGCAACGCGCTGTGGGGCAGTCTGCTGGTCTATCTGCCGCTGTAGGTTATCGCCCCGTATAGCCGCCGTTGTCTGCGGCATGAACTTCTCACGTAGCCAACCAGCTACTCCGCCGCCGTCGGCGTAACCGTCAACGGGCTGGTCGTTCCATACAGCGCCTCCATCGGAGAAACTCTGCGGCTGATTCTGCGGTGCAACCGCTCCACCATAGGGGCTCTGCGGCTGGTTTTGTTGCGCAACTGCTGCCTGTCTCAACGCGCCAAAGTCTTCGAACGACACCGGCGTAGCCCCCATCTGCTGCGCCATAACCGCATAGCGCCGGTACTCGCTAACCAGTGGGTGAACCTGCTGCATTAGGTCTTGCGCCGGGTTCTGGATTGCACCGCCTTGAGCGTAACCGATGGGGCCACCTTCAGCGAATTTTACAGTGTCCAAGAGTATTTTTTGCTGTTCAGGTGTTTTGCTGAGAAATACCGGGTCTCGCAGCATTTGCTCGCGGCTCGTAGGGGGGGTACTGCTTGGGGCGCGCTGGTATGGAGCATTAAGGGCAGCGGCTGCGGGGACTAAGATGTCACTCTCCTGTGCCCCATTCGAGAACTGTTTGAGCGGGACCGGCGGCATGCTTGCGTATATCAGTTGCTGAAGGTGCGCCAGCCCCTCCTCGCGTGTTTTAGGGTTCGTATCGCTCATAATGCGCTGTTTCAGCGCATTCAGAGACTGAGTATATTGGTTCGACAGGTCAAGACCTTGCGCTTGAGCCGTATTTAATGCCCCACGTGCGAGGGCATCGTACGCATTAGCCGGCAGCGCTGGGTTAGTATCTTGGAGACGTTGCAACCCCGCGATACGATCCTGCTCCGTTCCGCGAGATTGATTGTACCCGTACTGGGTAACGTCCTGCCCCCGCAGCGCTACATCATTAGCTCGCAGGTTGTTAAGCGCGGTCAGCGCCATATTTCTTTCATACGGGGACTGCGCATTAGCCAGCATACGCTGCGCCCCCCAATAGGCATCCTGGTCGCGCTGAGCGCGAACGTTGTCCGGGTTATAGTTGCCCGAAGCGGGGCTGACGTTTAGATTCTGTATCGCGCCGGGGTTGCCTTGGCGATAGTCATTGATAGATTGACCCGGCAGTACATTTTTCCAGTCGGCAGCGGCCTGGTTCCATTGTGCGTTGGTGGCATTGCCCCCATTTGGATTGTCCGCAATGTCACGATAACGATCCGCGTTAGGCGCGCTAAAAGGCTGTGTAGTTGGTACCGCCGATGGGCTTGGTTGCGCAGGAGTGTTTCTTATACCAGATGTACCTCCTACAGTAGGGGCATCCCACGTACCTGATGCACCTCCTACAGCAGGGCGAGGAGACTGTGCCTGCGGCGCAGGTTGCACCTCCGGTCTAGGTGTATCCTCTACAGAAAATAAATCCGATATAGGATACATACCGCCGCCTGCTCGCAGCGCGCGTCCAGGGTATATGTATGAATCGCCCATATGCTACCTCACCTCGGTTGTTTGCCCGTCCAGCTCTGCCGAACCAGTGGGTTATTGTTTAGCCGTATTCTGTAATATTCGCGGTTAGCTTCTATTAGACGCTGAGACCACGTTTTCAGGAAATTCTGGGCGGCGTTGGCGTTGCTACCGTCCGGGTCGTTGTTATTCAAGCAGCGATAGACCGCAAACTCAGCTAAATCCAAATGATACTGCTCCGGAATCTCGGGGGCTACTGCGTCGGATATTTGGGTCAGAGGAAGACGCGAGACGCGCGTAACAATCGTGTAGACCTTATCCGGCACGGGGTACAGCCTAATTTTCCCTTGGGCTTCGTCCTGAGTAAACAGCAATGGAATGCCGGTACTATCGGCTAGGTGGGTGGGTATTACTTGGCGCGTGCGGCTGAGCAAATCGTTAGGTTCTGTAACGATACGCGCTGAGTTTACCATCAAAATCTTGGGGTCTAAACCGTAGCTACTCACGCCAATTTCGGTATCGAATGTCGTGAGATCAGATTCATCGTCCAGCAGTGCGTAAGTCCGGCGGCAGAAACGCTCCTGGGCTTCATTGAGGTAGCGGTAGATCAGGTCGTCAGACCATAGGTAAGGCTGCGCAGTGTCGCGCAGCATGTCGGTGCGAATAGTATCGAGCAGGTCAGCGCCGAGCATTATTCGTGGGCATCAAGCAAGGCATCGAGGTCAACGTCCTCAGCAGCAACAACTTCTTCTGCAGTAACTTCGTCTGCAACAACTTCTTCTGCAGTAACTTCGTCTGCAGTAACTTCGTCTGCAACAACTTCCATATCACCGCGTGCCAACAAAGCGGTGGTACTTACGTAGAGATCGCCTGTGGGTTTGTGTCGGAGCAGTGCCATAGTATCGTCCTCAAGGAATTAGGGGCCAGGGGCCGAAGCCCCTAGCGGGGGTATTACAGACCGACCGTCCAGCCAAAGGCTTTCAGGCGAATCTTGGCGCCGGTCAGGCCACCAGCAGTTACAGCCAGCACGTCGATGGTGTCGGCGGCAGCATAGTATTTACCGGCGGTGTAACCCGTAACGGTATTGGGCGTACCTTCGGTCAAAGCCAGCGCGGAGCAGCCAGAGCCAATCGAATTAGCCGAAGTAGACGGCACAAAACCAGACGTATTAGAGCCGTCACCCACTGCGAAGTTACGCGCGGCGCCTTCAACAACTTCCACTTCCCAGACTACGCCTTGGATAAACGTACCGGCGGGGATGGAAACGACCTCAGCCACATCATTCTGAGCCATAGGAGCCGAGGTTCGGGTGCAGTCGAGGAAGCCTTCGATCACAACCGGGGCCGGAAAACCGGCAGCGTTGGACCCGCTGTAGGACACAATAGGGCGCTGGTTCGGACCGCCATAATTTACAATAGTCGTCATATCTGAATCTCCTTTGAGCAGGGAGTAGCTAACTACCCCCTATATTATCACATTACGCTTTGTAGGCGTACATCGCGGCGATGGCTTCTGGCTTGGTGACCTTGTAACCATACACGTTCAGACCGCGCATAATATCACCAAAAGTGCTCTCGGCGCGCAGGGTTTCTACCTTGGTAAGCTGAGTAGCAAACGAGATAGCGTCGCGGGTGCCGGCGTACATAGTGTACGCTTGCACAGAACCATCGGTTACACGCGGCAGCAGGTTGGACGAGTAAAGCGTGAAACGATCAATGGAGCCGAGGCGACCATTACGCAACACAGAAGAACCGTCACCAGTCAACGAGGCATCCTTCAGGTCAGATTTTTTGAGCAGGGCCGCCATCCACGCAGGGATAACGATCCAGCGTCCGGTCTCGGGAACATTCTGCTCATCCAACACCAAGCCCATATCGACGATAGAATCAATGACATTGACCTTGGTCATGGCCACCGGAGCACCAGTAGCACCCAGATTGATATTGCCGGACAGACGCCCGGCAGTTGCGCCCTTATTGGTAGCGGCCACATCGGGGGTAAGAGCACCGAGCACGTCGGTATCGACGGCGATCTTCATCTGCTCGGCAGCGTCCGAAGTCCAGATGTTCATGGCGTTGAGGTCTTGCTGCACATGCTGAATATCGTCGAGGATCACAGACCAGCTCTTACCTTTGTCGATAAGCAACTCAATGTTGTTACTGGTAGGACGCTGCAAAGCCAGAGTCTGACCCGACACGTGATCGTTGATAGTGAGGGTAGGGATAGTGCGAATCTTGACTTTATCGCCTTGCCCCTTGATTTCACCTTCCCAGTCATGGTTGGTAATCTGCGCCAGCACAGTGGCATCGTAGTATTTGGCCTGAAGTTTGGAGGACCAAATCTCCGGGATAAACGTTCCCGAGTAACTCGGGGTTCCTGCAACGGTTGGAAATGCCATTGTAAATCTCCTTCAATACGTTAAAAGATACTACCGCAGTCTGCTGCTACCCACGGGTAAACCGCCCTTCTGACTGCGCTTTGAATAGGTCTGCTTCGAGAGACTGAAACTTCTCCGGCGTGAGCCTGCCGGTACGCTGGTCTTCATATAGACGGTTAATGTCTGCCGCAGTCCAGATTTTCCCGGTTGGGGTATCTACGGGTGCAGGAGTAGCCTTGGACTTGCCAGGGGCCACGAAGTCGGCTGCGCTTGCTGCCGTGGTGGGTTTCACCGGAGCTGTGCGTGCTGCGCCTGTAAACTTCAGATAACCATTAAAAAACTTGGCTGTCTTAGCTAAATCCATGTTGCTATACGCCGCATTAAGCGGTTCCAACATACCGTACTCGTTAAGCCATGCAGTAAAACCCGGCTCAAGGTTGATCTCACGCCAATTAGGAACCACCGAATCCAGCTTGCTTTCGAACCGCTCTACCGCTGAAGTCGCAGTGACTTCCGCCACTGTACTTACTTGCCGGTTAAGCTGTTCGATGTCCGCACCAACTTCACCTTTCAATTTCGCAAGTTCCTTAGCGGCAGTTTCTTGTGCCACCCGGCGCATTACGTCGATCAGGTCTCCACCAAAAGCCTCTTCGTCAGCAGAACTGACCAAGGGGGCCGCAGCGGGTTGGGTCTGAGCGCTTGCTTTAAGCTGCTCTACGGACTGTGTAAGCTGTGCGACAAGGGCACGAAGCGAATCGTTTTCCCTGTTGCGCGCTTCAATCATTCCAGTCAACGTGCGATACCGTTGCTCGGAGGTGCTCAGTTCTTCTCTCAGCTTGTCCAGTTCCCCATTATTGGCGGAACTGTCTGCAATTGTTTTAGCGTCAGAAACGCCCTGGTCGTCAATTGGCTGCACCAGTTCAGGGGTGTTAGCGGCTTCGCTTTCCACGACTGGCTCGGCATTATTGGCCGTATGCAAGTCCTGAATTACACGATCTGCTTCTGCTTCCATCTCTGCTAACTTCGAAGGGTTCACAACTATCTCCTATCGGTGCCGGTACATGCTCTCCCAGAAAGGGTGCAGTACATTCAGGCTCTCCGTAATTTATCGATTGTCTCAGGGGACTTGGCTATCAGTTCCAGTATCTCTTTCAGAACTTGGGCCTTCCCCTGAATGATTCGCAGCTCTGTTTCGTCTCGCTGCATCACCGCTGCATCGCGGTACGCTTCCAAACTAGCGGATAGCCAGCCGGTTAGTTCCGTGTCGTGCCGGATAGCATATAGCCTTCCCAGCACGGGTTCGTTCGGCTTAATCATCAGGCCGCGATAGCAACCGATTTCCAGGTTCCTGGAGTGCCAGCCGTTACGCAGACCCAGCAATAAACTCCGCCTGCGGTAGGGACAGTATTGATAACGGTGTCACCTACGCCCCACTTACCAGCGGTAGGCGCCGCAGTGCCATAGGAGCGGCGCGCGCCCGTGGGGGTGATAAGTGTATTTACCGATAGTTCCTCACGTCTTGACATACCAACTTCTCCTTAACATTTCTTGGATTTAACAGGGCCACCTTTTTTGAAGGCGGGAGTCATTGCCTCATTGGCCTCGGCCTTCTTACGGACACCGGGTGACAACTTGAGTTCCTTCATTTCACCTTTTTTGGGCTCAGACTTTTCAGCCGGGCCTTTCTTCCCTTTGCCAAACAAAAACGCTTGTTTCGTTGCCACAGTCATATACTCCTATAATAGCATTATGTCAAATACACTAACAAGCTACGAGGGCTGTCGCAGGCTGCTTGGCCCAAAATTGTTAGTCACCGCACTACCGTCCTGCAACTGTGCCCCACCCGGAGCAGGAGGTTGCCCCGCTCCCTGTTGCTGCTGTGCCGCTTGCGCGGCGTCATTCTGTTGCTGCATCGCCTGGAGCTGAGTTCGGGAAGGGATGATACGATTAACGTCGATATCCAGACCCTTGGCCACTTCCCTCAGCACCTCCGCTCGACCTTCCACGCCAACGATCTGCATATCGTTCGGATTGTTAGTCGATGTCAGGAACTCATTTCTACGCAACTGCAAGGACTCAAGCTGCATCAAGCTGGTAGCACCAGAGGCCACAACCTGAGCATCACCCTTGATCGACATATCGGGATCGAACAGCATATTGTAGTTGTACACCGAAGTAATCATCGGGGTTAGCACGCTTGTGTCGATTGCAGATACGATACCCTTTAGTCCCTTGTTCGCGGCGTTCATCATCATAGACATACCCGACGCGGAACGGCCAACACCGCCGGTAGGGGACTGGCCCGCCATGACGCGAGGAACCATTGAGAAGTCATCAGCGAGATCATAGAATCGGTTAAGGACCACCAGCAGGTCGTTCACATTCGACTGCGGCTGAAAGAACTCAAGAGGTCGATCAGCATTGTTGCCGTACTCACTGTTAACCAGTTGCACAATCTGCCACGGACGAAGCGTTGTTAATTCCTCACCGGGAGCCAGACGGTCCACGTTGACACCAAGCATCGGGCCACTGGCCATTCCCATGTTATTCACCAGTGAGCGCACTGCGGCGTTGACCACGCCCTGCACGTCATCAAGCAAATCTACCAAACCATTACCCCAGTAAGAGCCTGGAACGGTCTGGTAGCTGGCCTTGTAATACGGACGTTTCTTGAGGGGGTCCGGGTTGAGTTGTGCCTTGATGACCCACCGGCCTATCAACCACACCGTAGCTTCATAGTCCTTATCCGGATCGTCGATCATGGACTCGTCCATGCCCCACTCTAAAAGATCACGCCCCCGTACCGGGCCGTGGAACTCCAGACACTCAATGTCAACGTTTCCTGGAGTCTGGCTGTGCAGCGGGATATCGTTGATTGCGTTTTTCTGGTATTCGGGGCTGATACCAAGCCAATTAACAAGGCCGCCCCTACCGTACTCTTCCAGCACCGCCCGGATGGCGGCTTCATCAAAGCCAGGAACACCGATCAAGGAATATAGGTCGTCGCGGGAATACGGAAGAATCTCGCACATCGAACCGTCCTGCGGACTGGTGGCCCCCGGCGAAGGATAAATACGGAACGGGTCTACGCGCTCAAAATCCATACCGATGGATTCTTCTACTCTTGGTATCCAGGTTCCGCCTTCTGAGTTCCACACCACCGTAGAACGCTTACGTAGGACAGGTGCCTTGAAGTGCGCTACGGGGTACGTAACCAGGTCGTCCAAGAAGTCCGCGAAAGCAGCCGCCCAGCCTCCCTCGGCCATTTGATCTTCTATCTTATTAGCCATTCGCTCCGTAGTTTCACGAGCGCTCTCGTTGATGCGCTCCGTCTCGGCATCACGTAATGCATCCATACGGGCGGTCACGTCCTCCTGTGCCGGGGCTTGGCCTGTAGCGGCGAACGCCTGTGCAATTTCCTGACCAACCTGTGCCTTGATCTTATTTAGCGAATCGTCCGGCAGAGAAGGGATTGGAGTGGGTTTGAGCGTCCACGGCATGTCGGTTTGACCAAGGTACACATCTTTAAGCCACGCAGCAGCAGTGCGGCACTTGTTGTCCGTGATACGCGCGTACTCCTCTGATCCGCCAAACTCCTTAATGGCTGCTTCCTTGGCGGGATCGTACTTACCTTGGCGAGCGCGCTGCGCGGACAACAATCTTTCCGTGATAACCGTTTTAGCGGCACGCGCCGATTCCCAGCACCCCATCACATGCCCTGCTAACCCCCGTAGTACCGGCTGGTTATTGTTTTCCTCAGCCGCCTGCCGCGCGGTAGCTTCTTCCTGCCGCGCAAGGTCTGCGTTAGAGGATATGCGTAATAGCCCGCCAGAAGCACTTACAGGTATCGCACCACTCATGTCTTAAACTCCGCTGTTACCCAGTAATCGTTTCAACTACTGCACCGAGCGAGCTAATGCCCGCCATTGCAGAATTTGCCATGCTTGCATACACGTTCGAAGCGTTAACCGCTACGCTTGCAGCGTTTGTCATATAGCTATTATACGCGGAAGACGTAGCTAGCAAGGTCTTGTTGTTCGCATCCCGCACAGCAAGAAGCGCTGACTGGTTAGCTGCTGCCGCCTGTATATCCGCCTTCGCCCGCGCTTCTTCTGCATTCGCCTTTGCCACATATCCCTGTAAAGTAGTCGCAAACGATTCAACCTCAGCCTTGGCCGAGGCACTTGCCCCCTGCACCTGGGCTATATATGCTTTAACCGCCGCTTCATATACTTTAAGCGCCCCTTCATTTTTGGCCGCTACGGCTCTGACCTCTTCCGCCCAGGCAGAAACACTTGTCTTGTACCCCTCTACCTCGGCTGCGTAGGCCCTGACTTCCTCACCATAGGCTTGTTGTTTGGCAGACTCCCCCTGTACCTGCGCAATAAACCCTTGCCACTCTGCTTGTTTAGCCCCGACTTCAGCGGAATACGAGCTAACTTCCGCGCCGAAAATATCGACTTTCAGTTTCTCTACCTGAGCTTGCGCCACTACCCCATCTATTACGGCTTTGTACGCATTGGCTAAGGCACCATAGCCGTTCATCTGCGCCGTGAAAGCAGCTACGCGCGCTTGATCGACGTTCACTTGCGCTTCAATCGCTTTGATCTCTGCCTGATATACATCGTACACCGCCAGCACCGCTCGCAGACGAATTTCATATACCTGCGCCTCAGCCTTGTAAATCTCAATACGCGCAGTAGCGATCTTCACCATCGTGTCATACAGCGCAATCGCGGCAGAGAGTACGTCTCGGGCGTATTCAACGGCTTGCCCGTTGATCTGCACCAGACTTGACAGGAACGACGACGCCGCTTGCAGCACTACGCCCCGCAAATTAGCAGATTGAGTCACGGCAAACTGAATATTCTGCTGCTCCATCTCAGCTTGCTTGATGGCAATATCCATCGCAGCTCTGGCGTTATTGTCTGCTGCTGCTTGCCGAGACTGAGCAAGTGCGCTGTACTGTGCGCCGCCAGGGATGGTAAAGCCCCTACTGGCGCCCTCCTTCATGATCTGATCACGCGATTTAAGGTACTCAGCGTTAGTCTTGTCACGTGCCCTGTTGTAGATAGCCTGCTCTACCTCTATCGGTAGCGCGGTGCCCCCCGCCATATATTTGGAGAGTTTGGCTTCCAGCGTGGCCATCTGATTGTGGTACTCGGGGTTAATCTTACTTAGGTGCGCATCTACTGCCGCATCCAAACTGTTACGCATGGAGACAGACATACTCGCATAGTTGGCCGCGAATCTTGCTTCGAAGTCGGTGGGCGCTTCTATGTCTGTATCTGGAGCAACTGCGGCAAATTCAGGCAAATGGACTGACGGTGCAGGGGGTACAGCGATATCCGCCAGTTTAGGCGGCGCAAAGTTCAGGTTCGACAGCGCAGCAGGCGCAGGAGGAATAGTAAGGCCGTTCAGTGAAGGGGGTGTATAGCCAAATGGCCTCATTTCGCTCGGGCGGAGCGGTTCGATGAACAACGGTTGTTGCGCGGTTAGACCTGGCTTTTCCCCGTAGTCGCGTTCAGGATTCGAAGCTAACTCAGGACGCGGACCAAAATCTTTGTTCGGCGGGGTGTAATGTTGGCCGTGGAACTCTGGAGCATCACCAAGGTTGAAGTTCGACCATATCTGCATGTATGGAATGTCGCTGGTACGCGGCTCCCGGTACTGCGACAACCGTCCAAGCGCATCATCTATGGCCGTAGCAGCCCCTTCGCGCATGTCCTGCGCAGTGGCTATAGCATTGGATATAATTGCGGATGCATCATTTGCCATTAGATAGCCCTCACTGTAGGTGTAACCTGCACGCTGATCTCATCCAGCTCAAACGATCCACCGTTTATGTTCTTCACATCCAAACTATAGTACACGCCTTTGATTCCTTTCCCTACGGTCGTCCGATGGTTTGTACTTCCCGGCACTTCACCCCAGTAGGAGTCATACTCATAGGTTACATCCTCGTCGGGAGTTACGCCTATTGTAACACCTCCGTCGCTACGCCCTGAAGCATATACATAAGGAAGCCGTTTATAGTTCTTGACGCCAAAGTCTGTTTGGAAGGTTTTAATGTGCGCGTCGATGGGCACGGTCAGGTCTAGCGAGCCACCTATCTCGAATACCCCGTCGGCCTTGACCCCATAATACTTACTTCCGAAGCGCAAGATGTTATCGAACGGGTAGTTGGTATAGTGGCTAACTGCGCCGGTTGTAAGGTTGATGGCGTAGGCTTCGTAGGTAACCGCGACAACCCGCGTCATCACCGCGTGGCCGGTAAGCGCGGGCAGTGTGAGATACGCGGTCCCGGAAGGAGGCGATGCTAACGGCAACAACGTTCCGTATGCGCGCATCACGACATCTTGCGTTAAGGACGCTCGCCCTGAGAGGGCCGCCAAAGTGCCCGCCGCAGACAATACGCCGCCGGTTACGCCTGAGCCACTACCTGTAACTGGGAGCAGGGTGCCCGCTGCGACGGCTCCGCCGTAACTGGAACCCGTCACCGGGAGCAGCGACCCCGCAGCGGAAAACAAGCCGCCTGCGATCATGGACGCGGAACCAGTCAGCGCGGGCAGGGTGGCGTTGCCACGCATTACCGCAGGACCATCCATCGTGGCCAGCCCCGTCAATGCGGGCAGCGACCCTTCGGCAACAGCGCCAGTGAATGCTTTACCCACCAACGCCGGTAGTATCCCGAGAGCGGCGTTAGGCGCCCTCATGGTCATCTCTGCCGACCCAATTAAGGACGGGAGCGTGCCAAGTGCGTAGTTCACCTCTACGTACTGCGCGCCGTATGCTACCGCTTCCTGAGATATTGCATCGCTGTAACCTGTAGCGAAATTCGAGGCATGCGCCGTGGACGCCGCAGAGTTCGCACCTGTCTGGCCACCGATCTCCCCAGTCAATCCTGTGGCGTAACTGACAGACGGCACCGACACGCTCTCGCCAATAGCCCACGATGGCTGGATCAGTCCCGACACAGAGGTCGTTGTGGACGGAAGCGAGATGTTGATGCTGATCGCGTACTGGCCGGCATAGGCTTCTGTCGTGGCAGGGAGCGCTACGTTCAGGCTATACGCCGCAGACACGCCGCCTACCGCCGTTGCGGGGAGGGAGTAGTTCACACTCTGGGCATACGTGCCCTCGAACCCCTGAGCTATGGACGGGAGAGAATTACTCGTACCCCAGCCGTGTCCATCGGTTGTGTACGCTGTCGTTGTGGCAGGGAGTGCTGCGCCGTATCCGTATGATTTGTACCCGCCATACCCGTAGGCTATAGATGGTAGTGAGGTGTTCTGCGTGCTCGCCACCGTGTACAGGGCAGCGTCAATAACGCTGTCCCCAGCCATATAGAGCGAGGTGTCAAGGAAGAAGTTGCCGGTGATGCCCTGCGCGCTCACCCACAGGGTGGCGCCGTTTTTCAGGTAGCTGACCGTGCCGCCGACGCGAACAATTGCGAAAACATCCGTCGCGGTGAATGGCCCGACGTTGGCAACGAATGCGCCATTCTCGTACACCTGTACCACATTGTTGCTGAAGTAAAGGCTATTCTCCAACTCGAAGTAGCCAACCCCAGTGTCAACGTCATTCAGCCCAACGATTACGCCAACGGCGCCCGCATTGACCTTAAAGCTAAAACCGCCGTCTCCTACTACACTGGCGATACTCCGGCCCCCGGCGTTCCAACCGATATTATTGCTGATGATAAACTGCCCCGCTGTGGGGGGTACAGCAGGAGTCGGCGGTACAGCCGGTATATATGGGGTGCAGAATACCGTCATACCCTCCACCCTGTAGGCACGCACAGGTATCTACGAACGCCGAAGCCGTCTAGTCCCCAGTTGCACATCAGTTGCGGGGACGAGAGGTCGATTATCGGCACAAGTACCGTACAGACGCTCGGCACGGCGGGGCTTCCGGGGTTACCGGGCACGCCGGGACTGCCCGGCACGTATGTGGTGAGTTTGGTTTTTGTAAGTGTCGTCATAGCCACATTCCTGCTGTTGCAAACCCACCCACTCCGTAAACGGCTCCGTATTGGTAGTCCGCATACGTCCTTGACTGCTTAAACGCCGCGTTGAACATCGCGCGGTGTGTAGTGCGCCGGTACGCCACGCTCCCGTCAGCCTTCGTGGTGCAGTACGCAATCTCGTCCAGCACCACGTCCGGAATGGCCACGGAGTGCACGTACACCGAGTAGTGCCCGTCCGGGTGTACGTTGAGTACCGACAGGTCAACCTCGCCCGTCATCAGGCGCCCCAACTCTGAGTACGCAGCATACGCCGGGTAGCCGCCGAGCACCGTATCGGTCGATGGAAACACAGCCACTTTCACCGGGGACGCGGCGAGATTCGGTGCTCCGTACTGTTCCGCCGGGGACAGGTCCCCCGGCATCGGGTACGAGGGCTCTTCCATCGGGGTCGCGGCGAGATTCGGTGCTCCGTACTGTTCCGCCGGGGGTGGGGAACCCGCCGAGGATACCTCTTCGCCAAACATGAATAGCCGCAGGCCGCTCGTCTCGGTGACGGCTGGGCCGAAAGCGTCGTCCACTGTGACGAAGGCCAGTGCCTTGAGGTCACTAGCAGAAAAGCGCCGCATGTAGCATGACTGGGGAAGTGCCTCGAACTCTGTGACAACAAGCACGCCTTGGTACGTGGTAATTCCGTTCATGTCGGAAGTGCCTACTGTGACACCTACAAGGAAGTCACTCGACCCACCCACCCCCCTCGACAGCCCCCAACGTAGCAGCGGTGCGGAGTCTGCCCCCAGCGTAGTGTTTCTGACTGTGGCAACTGGCACGCAGTTAAACTTCGAGGCAGTTGGGCGGCCAGATATTCCGTAAGGGGCAAAGGCGGTGAATAGCTCTAGCTCAGTCGTCAGTAGCTCGTCACGATGTACGCCTTTGGCAACCAGCTTCGGCTGGTGCATCGCATAGGCCACGTCCATGTACCAGCGATCCTGCAATTCGAGCGTGGGGGTGATCGACACCGTGAAGTCCGTCGGACCAGTGCCCGTGATGGATACTGCGATGCTCACGCTCAGCAGCCCGCGCACACGCACCTGAAGCGTCTCAAGCCCTCCATGTGCGGCGAAGAACGCGGCGTCAGCGGCTTCCGTATCGTGCCTGATCCAGACGTTAGGGTATCCCCAGCGCATAACTTTAGCCTCCACGTTGGCGGGGTTGTCCGCGAACATATTGGCGCCGCCCCCTGGGTTGTATTTAACCGCCCCCTTGTTGCTGTGGACAATGGCCGATGCGGCGCTACCGTCAGAATTGAATACCCACAAGTAGGAGTTGCGCTGGAGTATATCGTCGGTATTGGCGCTGCCTTTCCACACATCCTCGCCAGGTAAGGAAGTGTCTGGGGAGTGCGCAAATTGAGGGGTGGTGGGGAATATTATTGACGTGAGAGGGCTGTCCGGGAGGAAAGATATTGGCGGCCCCATCGTGTTTATCGTCGGAATCTCGACCCAAGAGGGCAAGAACGACGAAGCGGAGACGGTCACGCGGCAACTGGCCGGGACGAGCCGCCCGTTGTATAGCTGGTGGCCCACGGTGTACTTGTCAGCCAACGTAGTGCGGAAGAAATGGAAGTTGCTCATCGCGTCCGTGACCACGGTGATCGGATGAGTTGCTCCATCAGCATCCTTCGCCAGAATAACGGTCCCTCGCCTCCACCAGTACGGAGCTGGCAACTGCGGCTGCAGCTCGGAAAATAGCTTTCCTTCCCGGAACACGGGGTTTCGGACATCCCACCCGTAATCCTCGGAGTCCTCGTTGGACGGCAGAAATTCGAACATCGCGCCCGAGTTATTTGGGTAACTTGGGAGTATATACCGCCCCGTAGTTGGAACAGTCGTGTAGTGCAGCGATATCTTTCCATCCGCCGACAACGTAGTCGTGTAGTTCTGCACGAACGCGACTTTCTGGTCATTGTAGGCATCAGCCCCTACCCACCTCGCAACCGCCTCAGCAGATATGTGCGTAGGCGGGTTGTATAACGGCGCCCCGTTGAGTTCGTCCCACGAGGCAGCCATTTTCGCTGACAGCGTTGTTTGCCCAATCCGCACGTTGGTCGCATGGCCGTAGCAATACTTCGCATCAAACGGGTAATGCCGCGCATCGCTGGTGAAAAACTCGTACTTGACACCTACGCCCCCGGATAGCCGAGCAATCTGGTATCCGCACGAGGGGTTGTGCTCCAGCCGAATGGTCACGTCTCCTACGATAAACGTCTGCACCGCGGTGTACTTGATGTTATTAGCCATCCAGCGCAGCTTGGACAGCGCGAACGGGGTATACACCGCCGCTTCAGGAGTCTCGACGATCTTATGAGTAATCACCCAGCCGACTCCACGCAGCCATCCAAGGAAGTCCAGAACAGGTTAATCGGGAACTCTATGCCGTGCAGGTAAGCAACGCCGTCCACCACAGCCCCACCGCCGTCGCTGATGACCAACTGCGCGCCTGAAATGTCTGCGCTGGTGAAAGTCAGGGCGACGCTGATCCGGGTGGTTCCGGCGCTAGTCAACGGCCTGTTAATCGCATGCCCTAGGGGGCCTATGCCATCGTCAATATATATTGTGGCAAAATACGCAGCCGACGCAGTGGGCACGTGTATGTAAAAGTCTACAGTAGCGGGTCGATACCCGACCTGCCACCCCGCCGCAGGGGGCGTAGGATTCAACGTCCCAGCGACGTTGGAAACGCTCGCCGCAACGAGTACGTCACCCCCGTCCCACGGGTTGTTCCATACTGTCTGTTCTATCAGTATCGGCATCTACTTACAGCGTCGGCCGTGCGTACACGTAGTAGTCAATTGTCTGAGTCGCGCCTGATGTCAGATTGACCGAGGATAAATTCAGCTCTTTACCAGCCGTGCCGACGTCGCCTTGGAGCCGCGCCTCAGTCGTACTCAACGCGCCTGTATCGCCCGGCGCAACAAAGCGGTAGTAGCCTGCAGTGCCCGTTGCAGCGTTAACGCCAGACCACGTTTCAGCACTTGCCTTGGAAATGGCTCCGTTTGCAGCCGCCGCGTCGAACGTCAACCCGGTCGCAGTGCTCGCGTTGGAAATGGTGCACAGCAGCGTGCCTGTAACAGCCGCGTCGGCGGTCGCTGGGGCTGCGCCGGAATAAATCTTGATAAAGCCAAGATTCAAAATGGTGCGCAGTGGAGCAGTGTCAAGGCTCTTGTTACGAAGTCCAGTAGATTCTTTGAACGCCATGATTTATCTCCTTTAGGCTGAAGGCAATGTGATTTGGTAGATATCTACCGTGACAGGTGCACCGACGGTAATGCTGATGTTGCTAAGACTCACGTCGGAGCCGCTAGAGGCAATCGCCATGTCAACGCGCGATTCAGTGGTAGACAGAACAGCGGGGTTTCCGCCAGCGGGGTAGAACCGACACCACCCAGCGGTGCCGGCAGCCACCCCGACGAATTTCCACGTTTCCGCTGCCGCTTTTGATAGCACGCCATCGACTGCCGCATCGAACGTCAAGCCGGTAACGCCGAGACCGTCAATTGACACCGTGCCAAGCAAAGTCCCAGTTGCCCCGGTATCCGCGGAAAGTGGTTGGGGGCCAGAGTATATGTTAATCGCGCCAAGCGCTAGCGAGGCTTTCAGCCCGCCGGACGCGCCGCCGTCGAGCATTTTGTTGCGCGCCCCTGTGGAAGCTCGTGTGGTCATAGTGTTAACTCCTTGCGTTGTAGGCGTCGCCGCCCTGATGGATTACCGCGACGTACTTCCTGTAACCGCCGCGTTCGATGATTCCGCCCCCTGCCTGTACACCGGGGGCTACGCTAACATTTAGCTCTGTCATGTTCTTGAAAGGCATTGCGCAGCACAGACCGCGCTTAGTCCAGAAGTAGATCAACCCGTCTGGACCTAGGTCAGCATGCTGACCGTGAACGGCGCCGTATTCTGCGAGCTGAACGAGCTTGTCGTCATTATACGCAAACACACGATTCTGTGTAGTGATAACCAGCCCAACCCCCGCACCATACATCTGTGTTACTTCCCCAGGGACAACGAAATAGTCACTGTTCAGGTTAAACAGATGATATCCAAACTCGGCGCTGAACCAGACTACTGTTTGGTCGATTTCCGGGATGTACTCCGCCATGTAGGCGTTGGCGCCCAAAAAGGCAATGTAGCTACCATTCTCAGATGGCTCGTCCAAGAACTGCGTAGTAAGCTCAGGACCAAGCGGCAGACTTGTAACCGTGTAGGAGTCTGTCAATACCCTGTCTACGTGGTAGAACACCGTACCGTCAGCCTCAGTCACGTAAAGTTGTGTGGTATAGCCAGCGAGCAGCGGAATGTTGCTGAGTGTAAAACCGCCGTCCAAGACTTGTACGCCTACTGCGGGACTAGCTCCGCCCTCACGCCCTGTCGAATCTGTGTAAGTGAGAACCGCTTGGTAGAATCCGGCAAACAGCCTGCCGCTAGAATCTGCTATATCTGGCTGTGAAGGAGCGGGCACACCCCACCGTGCGACGGTGTTATCCGGCTTAATCAGTAGCTTGTCAGCACCGCAGGAAAGATAAACGATATCGTTCTGCTCGCTCCAATGAGCAGTGCCTGTAAGGATACCGTACAGAGAGGTAGTCGTACCGTCAGCGTTTACCCGTTTAAGCGTCCCAGCGTCGATGATGTAGAACTTGCTGTAATCGAAGGAGCTGTACGATCCGGTGATGCGCGTCGCAGCAACGTGAGACGTGTACCCTTCACGCAACGCCACTCCGTGCGAGTTTGTAAAATCAACATTGTCCGCGATAGAACACCAGGACCATGTACGCTTCTGATCAGTTCCCACCCCGGTCCCACGCATAGGGTCTGAAACATTATTCAGCCCATCGAAGGTACGTAGCGTTTTGATAGAGCTAGTCTGCATTTACGACAGCCTAACAGATTGATACGACGAGTATATCATGAAACCTTACTTCTTCTTACCGTTGGCAGAAAGTTTCTGAAACTTCTCGTTGCCGTATTTATTGCGACCAATAGCTGCAGCCAACCCGGCAGGGTCTTCCGCACCTTTCTTAGACAGAGTTTTTTCAAGCGAAGCGAAGCGCTTACCAGAACCTAGTTTTGGTTTTGCCATTTTGATTCTCCTTGGTTATTACTATCCCACGCTCTCAGCGCGTCAATACGCGCCCTGCACTGCTCGTAGAGGTCTGCGGCATCGACGATCCAGGTTGCAACGTCGGTGTCCGTGCTGTCGTTGGTATTTGTGGAAGCGGCGGCAGGGGCTGCAGCAGCGCTGCCGGAGGATGCGGGCAACTTGACACCGAAAGCGGGGGATTGCTGGAGCAGGCCGCGAGCGTCAGCAGACAGGCAAGTGCGGCCAGTAGTAGCGGTTTTGATGTCATTTCGGAGTCTCCGGTTGGTAGTTTCTAGGTCAGTTAGGCGAGCATCGCGCTCGGCCAGCGCCTGATCGGCGGCATGACTTGCCGTTTCAATGCGGCGGCGGGTTTCTTCGGCGGCGGCAGTTTCACGCTTGGCTATATCGGCCTTGAGCGCTGACACCTCGGCTACTTTTGCGCGGTGCTCCCATGTGTAACCGGAAGCCAAGCCCAAAGCAAAGAGCAGCACAGCGGCGATGATTGGTAACGGGTTCAAGGCTGTTCTCCTACACACATTTTATATTCTGCCTGGCGGCGCTTGGTAAGCCCAAACGATTCCATACCACCAGCACGATTCCATTTCAGCAATTCTTTGCACGCACCAGCATAATCTGGTGGGGCCTGCTTGAGCTTCTTCACTAGAGAGGAATGACAAGCATTGCCAACACCGACGTTATAAGCCCACGAAACATAAGCATCCCACTCACCCTTTCTAAGAGGCACATCGCCAATGCACCCAGCCAGACCTTTAGCGTGAGCGTCTGCATCGCGCTGGAGGGTTATCACTGCACGCACAGGATCGGTTTTATCCCCGCGTTTGACAGGCCCAGATACGGTTTGGGTCGTGCCAAACCCTATTGTCTGCACGCCCACGCCGTCGTCGTAGGCCGCGCCACGGTAACCCTCATAAGCAGCAAGCGACGCAATGACAGCCGCCGTTGCGCCGACGGTCTTCCATGTCGATGCAGGAATGCGTGGTTGGTCAGGCATCGTCGTCGCCCAACGTCTTTGGCTGACGCACCAGGCGAGAAATCACTACCGCAACGGAAAGCGCAACCGTCACAGCCGCGAACAAGCGTGGCTCGATTATACCCATGAATGCTGGAATGGAGATGAACATCCCATTGAGTGCCGCTGTCAACAGGGCGAAGCGCACGCTCCAGGCGTGTATTACAAGATTCTTCCAGTCTGCATAGAGTTTCATCGTACCTTCTCCTTCGCATCGTGCACCTTAACCCACGCGCTTATATCACTGACATCTTTCTTGATAGTGACGATCTCGTTGAACGCGAAACTTATGAGCACAATGGCAATGGCTTGGATACCCCCAAGCAATCTCGCCGCCACTCGCCACATCCCTTTGCCTTGGTTCAGCAGCAATTGCTCTCGTTCTGTGTGGGCCTCATAAGCCGTCAAGTGGTTGTCGAGTTTTTCCGCTACTTCGTTGATGATACGGGTGTTGGCGATCAGCGATTCGTTGATCTGCTGGAGGACGATCAGAAACGCGCGGTCTTTTGGATCATTGGCTTGCTCAATAAGAACAAGTATCTTATCTTGTGACACGT